CGTTAAATATCGGCTGATTTGGCGGAGTAAGAGAGATTTGAACTCTCGCGGCGGTTTCCCACCCTACGCCCTTAGCAGGGGCATGGGATGGGGCTGAAAATGCTGATATATCGTTGAATAAAAAAGACTGGTACACAGCGTGTACACAATAGCGGTCAGGTCATTTGGAGACGGTTGACTGCATCGAGTTTGGTGGAAAGGCTGATGTGGCCGTAGGAATCGGCCAGCTTGGCGTTCTTGGCGTTGGAGTGGCCCATGATGGAGTTTATGACCACATCGGAAACGGCAGGGACAAGCTCGTGCAGGCGGGTGTAGCAGGTGTGGCGCTGGCAATAGCTGCCAAGGGAACGGATGCCGGTGCGCTGGCACATGAGTTTCCAGTTGGCGTAATAGTCGTTCTCGTCGTAGGCAACAAGGCCATAGCGGGCCTTTGGCAAGATGGCCTGAACAACGGGAACGATGCAATCCGCAATCGGAATTTCACGGTTCTTGCCTGCGTCGGTCTTGATGCCGCCGACAATGACCTGCCCGGCGGGATCGACCTTGGAAACGTCCTGCGCGAACAGCTCCCCGGTACGCATACCTGTGTATGCCATGATCAGCGCATAGCCGGTGATCGGATCGTGGGTGGTATTCCAGTCTTGCCAGATGGCGTGCATTTCCTCCGGCGTGCGGGCATCCTTGGCCGTGGGCGGCTTGCTGGGCAATTCCAGACAGCGGATCATGTTGGAGGAATCCGGCGGGCAGACTTTTTCCAGCACGGCCATGTCAACGATCTTTTGCAGGATGGTCTTTGCATCACGCTTGGGATAGAACGCGCCCTCGATGCCGTCCAGCAGGTTTTGCAGCTCGGAATAGTGCAGGCTGGATACGTCGCGCTCATACAGCGGTTCCAACCGTTTGTAGGCGGTGAGGTAGTGGCTGCGTTTGTCCGGCGAAATTTCCTGCCATTTGCGGGACTGCTGGACGAGATCGAACACCTGCGAGACAGTATAGGACTTTGTGCCGCCGTTCTCCTGCGTGCGAAGCTGGGGCAGATAGTTCATAGCATCGGCGCGGGTGGCAAAGCCGCCCTTGGTGCGCTCCATGACAAACTGACCGTGGCGGTAGACGCGGACGCGGGCGGACCATGTGCGGCCACGCTTGAAAACCGTGCCGGTGCCATTGGGGTTGCGTGTCTTTTTGACGGGGGCTGCCGCAGTAGATACCTGCTTTTTGCCGCAGAACATACAGTAGACGGAAATATCCGGGATTTCCTGTTTACATTTTATGCAGAGCATGGGCGCACCACCTGACTTTGAAAGACAATATTTAGACAATAAAAAGATAGACGCAAGTTAGAAGCAAATCAAAAACAGCATAGCAATGATAAAAACGCAATTAGATTAAAGCTAAACGCAAGTTAAACGCAAGTCAGAGTGTTTAGTTTTACAGAAAATATTACTTATAAGTTATAATGCGTTGAAAACATCCAGCACGGATTGCGGCAGATCGCCGTCCGTGCAGAGCATGGCAAGGCCGTCGTGCACATAAGCGGGGATCGTGCCGAAGCCGTCCATCGTGACGGCGTTGTCGGAAGCAGCCTGCTTGTAGGCGTCGGAATCCGGGTCAAACTGATACAGCTCCACATTGTAACCATCTGCTTTATATTTGTACCCGGTCTTTGCGCCGATATACTCCGCGGCCATGGTGACACGCTCATAGGTGATGCCGAGAGAATCCAGGCCGGATTCAAACGATGCGAAAGCATCCGCCGATGCGGGCGGTGCGGCGGTGGGTTCCGGCGTAGGTTCTGCCGTTGCGGCAGGAGCGGCGGTGGCCGCGGGCGCTTCCGCTGTGCTGGGAGCGGCGGAAGATGCGGCAGAGCCGCAGGCGGACAGGGAGACGGCGCAGGCCAGCGCAAGGGCAATGATGGGCTTGTTCATGGTTTTTCACATCCTAAATAAAAAAATAGCAGGGTTTCCCCTGCTATGGTGAAGCGGGTGCGGGCCGGAGGAAACGGAACAGCGGCACGCACCTTATTATGTTAAGACAACAATAACACGAAACAGCAGAAAATGCAATAGAAAAGGCCAGAACCGGTGCGGTTCTGGCCTTTTTGCTGTTGGGCGGGGCGTCGAGGACGCCACCCCCTACGACATGCCCGGCGGATCAGTCTACCCGTCGGAGGAAGATGCGGTATCGAGGTCTTTTTTTTGAGGATCGGGCGGGGTCTGGGAGAGCTTTTCGACAAGAGAATCCATGTAGCGCATGATAGCAGCGCGGTCCTGCGGGGACAGGTCGATAAATGCGGAGACGATGGCCTGTTCACGCGGGGTGAGCTGCTTTTCCTCGGCCAGGCGGGCGAGGATGGAAGGCTTGGAATCGTCCAGCATGGAGCCTGCGCCGGTGCGCAGCCATGTTTCGTTGACGCCGAACTCGCGGCAGACGAGTTTGACAAATGCGTCCTTTATAGGAACGCGGCCGCTTTCAAGGCTGGCAATAACATCACGGCTGACGCCGAGAGCATCGCCGAAGTCTTTTTGCGTCCGATGAAAGTATTTTCGGACTGTGATAAGTCGCTCATTCATATAGCACACCTCCTTTGAACACACAATAACACAACGAATTGTGGAAGTCAACACATATTTTTCCGAAAATGTGTTGACAGACACATTTGTGTGTGATATTATGTGGATATTCCACAAAACAAATGCAAAAAATGTGGGAATACACACGCAGGAGGTGGAAAATGCCGAAAGTAAAAAAAGACTACTACGAAACAGGGGTAGCCATGATGGATTTTTTCCGCAGCGTGCTGTGGACAAAACAGAAATGCCGGATCGTGATTGACTACGACCCGGCAAAAGAAATGGTGGAGATCGAGAAAACGATCATTGAATCAGACGAACCCGGCAGCTTGCCGGAAAGTCAAAAAGATCAGTGATGCTTTCAGAATTTTCAATGTAGACGAGAAAAACTGCATCGTGAGGGCCGGGATTACAAATGGCGCGGCCATCATTGAGAGCGTCCCGGAGATTTGCGAGATCAGCGGGCGCGGCAGCAGAAGCGTCAACATAATAGCATTTCAAAATTTACACCTCCTTCCCCTGCCATTGTAGCACGGGAAAGCGAGGGAGACAACACACGCAGGAAAGTAGGTGAATCTATGCAGAAAGAAAATCCGCCCACCGACGAGAAGCGCCGAAGGGCGGAGAAGGAAAGAGAACGCAGAGAAAACCTGCGTAGCTGGGCGACACTGGCGGCAGTTACGGTAACGGCCATCATCAACACGGCTGCGATCATCTTACAACTAACGCGATAGTGGCGGTGACTGCGCCGTAAAGCGCGATTGCCAGTGTTGCCCATTCACGAAGTTCTTTTAAGAAAGAGCGTTTGTGAGCAGCGTATTCCTCCTGTGCTTGGCGTGTTAAGGAAATGACGGCGTCCGGCTTTGGGTCGAAACCATCGAAGTCAAGCGCGTAATAGGAAAACTGGTCTTGCAGTTCGTCATAAGATTTGTAGCCGGTGGCGGCAAGAATCCGGCCAAGGGTACGATGCCGCTGCACGGCACAGCAAATCTTAAATTCAGAATCAGTCAAAATAACACCTCCTTCCACTGCCATTGTAGCACGGGAGGAGAGAAAAGACAAAGAGGGTGAAACCATGAGTGAGAAAGAAAAGGAAATGCGCGAGATGGTGGAGACGCTGCGAAAGCTGCCGGACCATGCGCAGGAGAAGATCGGTTATATGATCGAGGGCGCGGCGCTGGTGAGCGGAACGCGCGAGGATGAGCCGAAGAAGGACGGCGGTGCGGCGTGAAAGAAACGGAACGTTATGCAGGACCGGACGGCGAAGCACTGCACCCGGGAGACAGGATAGGCTTAGAGCCGCCCGGCTGCTTGAAACGCGATGACGGGCTTGATGCGTGGTTGACGGCGCTGCGGCACGAGATGGCGCGGGCCTGCGAGCTGCCGGAAAAGGTAATGCTCGGTGACGATTTGCCGGACGACCTGCCACCAGATGGCGGCGGACTGGGGCCTTGGCACTGGCTGGGGTTTGATGCGCTGAAAATCAAGAACCCGGAAGTGATGATACTTGGAAAGGACGGCGTGAAGATGGAACGAAATGTGAAAGGCATCGGAGAAGCCGCTTTACTGGCGGCGCTGTTCAACGCAGCGAAGCCGGACAAGCAAGACGCAATGTACAGCAGGCACGAGAGCATGACGAAAGAGGAAGCGTCGGCGCTGCTGGACGAGCTGAGTGGGCATAACGCGAATACGCCGGTGAGAATCGACAAGCTGTACGGCAGGTACATCCTTATGACATTCTGGCCGGGTATGACGAAGATCGACGGCACCGGGTACGACGCGCAAAATGGATGGGGCAAGGCTGCCACTGTGGTGGAGAGCATGCGCAGGGAGATCGCCGCGAAGAAGAACGCAGAGCGGAAAGCAGAGCGGGCGAAGCGGCACAGGGTTGCCGTGTACTGGCAGGATGACAACGACGGAATTTGCACCATAGCAGACGGACACAGCGAGCATCAGAACATTATGGCCGCTGCGTACCTGCTGGGCACAATGTTGGCGAATGTGCAGGAGGAACGCAGGAGCGCCGAATACAACGGTGCGATCATGAAGGTTGACGAGATCATCCGAGAGTGCGGAAGAAAGGGAGAAACCGATGAATGAAGGGTATGTAAAGGTTTCGTGGAAGAATAACGCGAAAACCGGGGAAGCGGAGAACGTTGTGATTGACACGGAGGCAAGCGCGACGGAGGAAGCAACGGCAGCCTGCCTTATGGTGCGCCACGCCTGTGAAACCATTGCACAGTACAGCGGCAAAGAAAAGGCGAAAAAATGCCTGCTGGAAACCGTGAAGATCGCTTTGGATGCAACGGACGAAGAAATCGAAGTGCAGGCAAAGACGCAGGGAAAGGACGGCGGAGACGATGAATGAGAACTTTATCAAGGTGACATGGCAGCCGGAAGAGAACGGGAACCCGCCGACAGGGTTTGCTGTGATGGCGCAGGGCGGCGTGCGCGGGTCCATGATGGCCGCGGCCATTGTGGCACGCAGCGTTGTGAGCGTGATGGAAAAACAGGTCGGCCGAGAGCGGGCGAAAGCCAACTTGCTGGGCATGATCCGGCTGGTGCTGGAACAAGACGATGAAGTAATTCTTAGCGAGGGCGTAACGATTGCACTGCCGAGGAGAGTGAAGCCGGAATGAGCGAGGATTGGGGCCTTGTGACCCTGCCGACAAGCGGCGACCCGGAGAAGATCGCCATCGGGCGGTTGAAAGCGGCAAGCGACATGGCACTGAAGTATTACGGCACGCCGCTTGTGGTAACGACCAGCGGCGATAAGGACAGCAGCGTGTGCGTAGAGCTTGCACTTAGGGGGGGCATCCCGTTTGAAGTACAGCACAACCACACAACTGCGGATGCGCCGGAGACAGTGCGGTTTGTACGGCAGGAGTTTGCCAGACTTGAAAATCTGGGCGTGAAATGCACCATCAACTACCCCGTTTATAAGGGAAAGCGCACAAGCATGTGGAGTTTGATCCCGCAAAAGCTGATGCCGCCGACACGAATTATGCGGTACTGCTGCGCCGTGCTGAAAGAACAGGGCGGAAACAGGCGGTTCATCACAACTGGCGTGCGGTGGGCGGAAAGCAGCCGAAGAAAGCGAGACAGAGGCGTTTTTGAAGCGTACACCCGGAACAAAGAGAACAAAATCGTTTTGAAAGGCGAAGAACAGGAGCCGAGCAAAATCTTTGAGGGGTGCAAGGTGGCCGCAAAGCGCATAGTAAACCCCATTGTGGACTGGACGGACAATCAGGTGTGGAGCTTTTTGCAGGATGCAAAGGTGCCTGTCAACCCGTTGTATGAATGTGGGCTGGATCGTGTGGGGTGCATTGGATGCCCACTCGCAAAGAAAAGTAAACGATATGCGGAGTTCCGACGCTGGCCTGCTTACGAGAAGCTCTACATACAAGCCTTTGACAGGATGCTTGATGAGCGCAGAGCGCGCGGAAAGCTGGACGGAAGCTGGATGATGGGCGGTACTGGGCTGGATGTATTCCGCTGGTGGATGGAAGAAGATGTGCTGCCCGGGCAAATTTCTGTGGAGGACATTTTAGAGGACTGATCCCCGGCGGGAGACCGCCGGAATATGGGCGGGGCGCTGCATCGCGGCGCATGAGCCGCGGCCCCGCAGTTTCCTATTCTCTATCATAGTCCCCCAAGATAGCTGACAGCCGGGAAAGACCGGCACTATTATGCCGCCGCCGTGCCCGCATGAGGACCGGCGGGGCTGGGCCTGCGAGAAAAGGGCGCAGGCGTCATCTCTCCCGTGGCCGTATGCGGGTAAGTTTTACGGCACCTGGCACGGGTAAAGTGCAGGGGCAAGGGCAATGTGGAAACGGACAGAGCCAGAACCCCGCCCCGGCAGCCTGTTCCACGCCGGGGTTTACATGAACCGCGCCGAGGTCGGCGTGCAGGGCTTGGGCATTTGCCCTGCACGGCTGGTCCGATACCAGCACGCGGCACCAGAGAAGAAATAAAAGAAAGGCGGTGCGCAGTATGCGGATCGAGGATGTGAGGACCCCTACCCTGCCGCTGGCGGATGCCTGCGAGATTTTGCGGTGCGAGGGATACCGCATGAGCGTGGACAAGCTGAAAGCGGGAATTTTTGGCGGGGTGTATCCGTTTGGTGAAGTGATCGACCGCGTGGAAGGGCTGACAAAGAACGACTGCTACACGGTTTACACAGCGTTTTTACAGAAGTGGATCGAAGAAAGGCGGGTTGGATGATGGAAAAGCTGCGGAAAAAGCGGATGTTTATGCAGGGCGTGAGCGCTGTGTGCAACATGGGCGGTACATGGATGGTGGTTATGACCGTATGCCAGATGGCCGCGGCGGCAGAACGCGGCACCGTGGGAGGTTTTGTGCTGGGGATGCTGGCGGCGCTGGCGTATGGGCTGTGCGCGTTGCTTTTGTGGAGTTATGGGATGGATTTGGCAGCGGCGGCGCGGAGGATGACGCGAAAGATCGCCAAAATGCAGGTGCGGGAAATGTACGCGGCCATGCAGGCCATGAAGCCGGGAGAGGTACGGAAGATCGAGTGGAAGAAGTGCGGGTGATCGGCGTGCTGGATGTGACGATTACCGCCCCGGCGGATGTGCAGGCGGAGGAGACGGACGCTTGGGATTTGGCGCAGATGTGGGCGGAGTTCCGGGCAGAGCTTGAGATCGCGGGAGAGCAGGCGGAAGAAGTGTACAGAAACCTGCGCCGGGTGATCGGATATGCCGGGTGCTGGAACTGGAAGCGCGAACCGTGGGTGCCGCCGGATAGGCCGGAAAAGCTGCGCGGGCTGCGGCAGTACGGCCCGGCGCAGGTGGTGACAGAGCCGCCCGGCGGGGTGCTGTACTTAAAATGCGCACGGCGTTTTAAGAAAGGCAGTAGAAGCGACCACACTTAGGAGGACTGTATGCAGCAATGCAGGTTTGTTTATACCATCACGCGGGCGGACTGCCGCGCCTGTAACGGACTGGACGCCGGGTGCAGGAACTACGAGCCGAACCCGGATGAAAAGGCTTGGCGCGAAACGGACGCAGAAGCGAAGCGGCAGCTGCCGCGCAAGCTATTTCCGCCGTGTGAAGTGAACAGCCTGAAACTGCAAGATGAACGATGGAGACCGTTAGAGGGCGGAAAGGCCCGGCGGAAACCATGAAATTACCCTGCTGAGTGCTAACAGCGGGGCGCAGAAATACTCAGAGCGGGGCGGCGGTACTGATGGCCGCTGCCCTGCTTTGTTATAGGGCGGGTGGCGCTTGCAGATGCGGGCGCAGAGAGCAGGGCCGGACCCTGCACCCGGCACAAGTTGTACAAATTTTGAAATGGGCAATGTTGAGGATGGTTACGGCGACGGTGATCGCGGTATCGGTGCTGGGCGTATGCGCGGCATGGTGCTGCGGGCGGGACGCAGGATGGCGGGAAGCGACGCGGGCGGACGCACACCGCTTGGGCGTGTACAAAGACTGGGTGTGGCACCTTGCGGAGAAATCCCGCGACTTGAACGATTTTAAGGCCCGGTATGCCGTGGCTATGACGCTGGACGAAGGAGAGGCGGAGGATGGGATGGGTATTTGACACGCACCCGGCGGATTCACGGGTCGTGGGGCCGGTGAAGGTGGCAGGATGTGTGGTTGCGAGATACGGCACCGGGGGGGGCAATGCACCAATCGTGATACAGGAAGTGATATGCCGTGCAAGCACGCAGGCAAACGCAGAAACCGGGAAGAATGTTGCGACAACGCTGAGCCTTGACAAGGACAGAACGATCATAGCACACAAAAATGAAGCTGTGGCCCTGCAAGGGAACATTATTGACAGGGATGCAGGCATGAACGGAGCGGGCGTAGGAAAGGATGTGAGCTTTACCTTGAACACGGTGGACAGGCACGGCGTGGCCTACGATACGGGATGCCTGACGCCGGGAGAAGCGCAGGAACAGCGGTGCTACAGCGTGGACGCGCCAGCACCGACGCTGCAAAGCAGAGAGTGCGGAGGCGGACAGGGAAAATCATTTGTGCAGAGGGCGGGCGAAAATGTGCAGCCGAAATACATAGTGCGCCGCCTGATGCCGGTGGAGTGCGGCAGATTGCAAGGGTTCCCGGATGGATGGGGAGAGATCGAACAGCTGCCGCCGGACATGCCGGAGAAAACTGCTGCATTTTGGCGGCAGGTGTACGAAACAGACTGCGCGATCAAAGGCAAGAAGCCGCAGAAAAGCATACTGGAAAAGCCGGGCAAGCTGGCAGCGTGGCACAACGGGTTACATACTGACAGCGCCGAGTACAAGATGTGGGGCAACGGCATGGCGCTGCCGAACGCGCTGTTTTTTGTGCAGCGTGCCGTGGCGCGGGTTGCCATTGACACAGGAAAGGGCGCGGCAAATGTGAAGCTGGGCAGCATGTTTGACGGGTCCGGCACGATGCCGTTGTGTGCGGCGATGTGCGGTGCGCAGCCTGTTTGGGCAAGCGAGGTGGAGCCGTACCCTATTGCCGTGACGAAAACACACCTGCCGGGCATGAAGCACCTGGGGAGTGTTACCGACATTTGCGGCGGGAACATCGAGCCGGTAGACATTATCACATTCGGCAGCCCGTGCCAGGACCTGAGCATTGCGGGAAAGCGGGCCGGACTGGACGGAAACAGGTCCGGGCTATTCCGGGAAGCGATACGCATTATTTTAGAAATGCTGGAAGCGACAGGGTGGAAATACCCGCGGTTCGTGCTGTGGGAGAATGTACCCGGGGCGCTATCATCAAACGGAGGGAAAGATTTTGAAACCGTACTCAACGAATTGCTGCGACTTACCGGGACAGATCAGTTTGTTCGACAGCGCGGAAAGTGGGGGGGCTTTGCAGGGTACGGAGCTGTGGCCTACCGACTTGTCAACGCGCAATACTGGGGAGTGCCCCAACGCAGACGCAGAGTATACGCTTGCTGCGATACTGGCGGACGATCCGCCGACCAGATACTTTTTGAGCGTAAGAGCCATGGATGGAATTTTGAGCCGTGCATCCCGGCGGGGAAAACAGTTGCCGGAATTGCTGGTGACGGCTATTGCTGGCATGAAAGAATGGTGGCGGCAAAATCCGCTGGGGGGGGGTATGACCCCGCCTACACCATGAAGATACGGTCAGGATGCGAGGGCGGCGGCAAGGGTGCGCTGGTGCAGAATGACTTATCTGCCACGCTGGCGACGCATCAGGATCAGACAGTGTTTGCACCGGCAAGAGATAAATGCCTGCCTGTAAACATGATGCTTGCAACGAGATGCAAAGCGCTTGGCAGAGGAACAGGGCTTGGCGTTGGAGACATTGGTGAACCGCAGTACACAATAACCGCAGGGCATGAACATGCTGTGGCGTATGAGAACGGAACAGAACCGGTGGCGACGCATCAGAATCAGGCAGTGTTTGCACCGAGAGCGTTTAGCTTTGACAGTTTGGCAAGCAACAGTATGAAAAGCGCGAACCCGCACAGCGGATGCAGAGAGGTAGACACGGCGAAAACGCTGGATTGCGGAACGCCGGACCCGAATAGGAATCAAGGCGGGATTGTGATTATACAGAAGGGAAACGAACATGAAAAAAGTAATTGCGATTGATTTTGATGGGACGCTGTTTGAGAACAAGTGGCCGGAAATCGGGATGCCGATTGCGCCGAACATCAACCGGGCGAAGAACGAGAGAGCCAACGGCGCGGTGCTGATTTTGTGGACCTGCCGCGAGGGCAAGGAGTTGGCGGACGCTGTGGCCGCCTGCAAGGCCGTGGGGCTGGAATTTGACTATGTGAACGAGAACGCGGCGGAGCTGAAAGAAGCGTTTGGAACGGACCCGCGCAAGATCGCGGCAACGGAATACTGGGATGATAAAAATGTGTGCATGGGGCGCTGCAGGAAGGGGTGCTGAACGATGGAAGAAATCAATGTGATGCTGGACGAAGGGGCGATTATGCCAACGCGGGCGCACAGCACAGATGCCGGGCTGGATTTGTACACGCCGGAGGAATTTATACTACACGCGCTTGACGGATTCAACAAAAGCAAGGTGATAGACACGGGCGTCCATGTAGAAATCCCGAAGGGGTTTGTAGGGATGATTAAGAGCAAAAGCGGTCTGAACGTGCATAGCGGTATTGTGTGTGAGGGCGTAATTGACGCAGGGTACACAGGGAGCATACGGGTTAAGCTATACAACCACGGGGTAGTGTGCCAGTGTTTTAGGCGCGGCGACAAGATCGCGCAGCTGGTGATCCTGCCGATTGTGACGCCGACGCCGAAGCTGGTGGATAAGTTTGCAAAGACGGAGCGCGGCGACAACGGATTTGGCAGCACGGGGAGGTAAAAGCCATGAATATGCAGAAAATGGGCAAGCTGTGCAAAGAGAATATGTGCATGAAGCTGTATCGGAAGGGCTACACGCAGTACATCAGCGACGGGATCACGATGGTGGAGATACCGCGGAACTTCCCTGCGCTGAACGACGAGACCGAAGCGGCGGCGGTGTTCGGCTGGACAGACAAGCAACTGGAAGAAATCAGCTGCGAGGTGGAAGGGCTGGATGTTATCAACGGCTTGTACGAGGTGACGGGCATCAGCATGGACGATGTGAGCGGCGAGGAAATCCCGTGCAAGAGAGCACCGATTGGGTTTACCTATGCCGGGATGCAACTGCTTGTGCTGCGGGATGAGCGCGGCGGGATCGCCGGGATCAACACAAAGCAGATGGAACCGATCATGGACGAGCTGAAAAACGGGCAGTACATGGCGTGGTACAGACGGACGATGCACAACGGAAACCCGTACTATGTGCTGAAAAGCGGGATGTACCTGCGCATTGCAGTGCTGCCGATTGTGTTTGATGATGTGTTTGCGGCGGCGCTGGACGAGATCAGGGCTGGGATGATGCTTGATGCACTAGGCAGACCGAAAAAGCAGGAGAAAAAAGAAAATGACGATTGAGCGAGCGGCGGAAATACTGGGCGGCGCGAAGGGGCACGGAGAAGAATTTTACAAAGAGGTTGAAGAAGCGTGCAGGTGTGGCCGGGATGCGCTGTTAAAGCGGGTGAGAAAATCGCCGTTCCCGGATGGCGACAAAAGCATTTACGGTTGCGCCTGCTGCGGGAGCGGAGAATACCTGTTCAATGAGGACGGAAGCTACAACCGCTATTGCGGAAACTGCGGGCAGGCCATTGATTGGGATGCGGAGTTTGACGACGGCGGGGACGGGATCGAGGATTATCTGCGGGATGATGCAGTGCCTACAAATTGTAGGCAGTTGCTGACGGAATGTAAGCAACTGACAGAAAGCGAGGTTGACGATGGAAAAGAGCACAGCGCAGGATATGAAAAGCCTGCTGATGAAAAATGGCATGACGAGCGGGCCAGCGGGCCGGGTCGTGGAAATCCTGGAGCAGATGGGGTATTTTGAGGTCCCGGCGAGCATGACATTCCACGGTGCGTGGCCCGGTGGGCTGTTTGAGCACAGCTGGACCGTGGCGCAGGAGCTTGTGCACATGACAAAAACGCTGGGGCTGACATGGCAGATGCGGCGCTCCCCTGTTCTGGTTGGAATGTTCCACGATCTGTGCAAGACCGAGGAATACGAGAAAGACGGTGACGGGTGGAAGCATTACAAGCTGAAAGGACACGGAGAGCGCAGCGTTTCGATGGCAGAAGCGATCCTGAACGATGCGGCGGCACTGTCACTGACGGAGGAAGAAATGCTGTGCATCCGCTGGCACATGGGATTTGCAGACGACAAGGAAAACTGGAATTGTTACGGCGCGGCCATTGAGAAATACCAGAATGTGCTTTGGACGCACACGGCGGATATGGTGGCAAGCCGGGTGCTGGGGGTGTGAGCGATGGAAAAGATTACGGTGGAGACGGAAATCTGGCCCGCGGATGTTAAGCACGCGGAAGAAATAACGGAAGAAAGCCTTGCAAAACTTGGCGAAAAGTTCATGCAGAGAATGTGGGAGCTGCCGCGCGGGAAAAAGGTCTGCGTAAGCTGCATGGAGCAGAGAGAAACGCCGCCGTCCGGTATGCCGATGGTAATGCGGATTCTGCTGGATGTGCAGGAAGTACAGGAAGTACAGGAAATGAACATTGTACGAGAAGCTATGCTGAGGATGTCGGCAACGGAGTGCATGAAGCTGCTGTACAAGAACGAGCCGCTGGGAAAGCGAATCGTGGGCGCGGCGAAGATGATTTTTGGGAGGTGGTGAGCAGATGGATGATGCGAGGATAAAAGCGCAGAAGGATGCGCAGGGCTGGGCCAGCGTGATGGCCGGGAACGTGTACCGACATTTTAAGGGCGGGCTGTATGTGGTGCAGGGCGTGGCCGTGCATAGCGAGACGGCGGAACTGTTGGTAATCTACACGAGCAAGGATGACCCGCGGAAGATGTGGGCAAGGCCGCTGGAAATGTTCGTGTCGTCGGTGGACAAGAAGAAATACCCGCGTGCGAAGCAGAAAAAGCGGTTTGAAAAGGTAAAGGCGGTCAGAAATGAATAGTTGTTACCGCTGTACCCGGCGGAAACCGGGCTGCCATGGCGCGTGCGCGGATTATAGGCGTGACTGCGAGGAAAACGAGAAACGCCGGGCCTATGAGCGGAAGTTTGCCAGCATTGACACGATGCCGAATACGAAAACGGTTATCAACATGATTTATGAGCAGAAGAAGCGGGGCGGGAAGCAATGAGCAGAAAACGAAAAGAAAAGCCCATCGCGCCGGGCGATGCGGTGACGGTGCTGCGGCACTGCGCCGACGGTGCCGCACGGATGGCACGGGGCGTGGTGGAGTTTGCGGCCAGCGGCGGGCGGTTCTATGTGGTGAACGTAAAGCTGCCGCCGTGCGCGTTCCGGCATGAAACGATCCAGATGCGGGAGACGTTCTGGCCGGAGAATGTGAGCAGGGAGGTGAATTGATGAAAAGACTAAAGCTGTTGGCGGTGTTGCTGCTGGAACTGCTGGCGCTGGGCGTGGTGCTGGCGGTTATGGCGCTGGCGTGGATCGTGCATGGTGTGTACCGGGTTACGATGGCTGCCGAAAATGGCCTGTACGGACTGGAACATGCACTTGCATGGCTGGTGCGTGACCTGTGCAGCACAGCGCGGGGCTGGATGAAGTGGGCGCTGCGCTAAAGCACCAACCTTATTATATAACATAGTAATACGACCTGCCAGGCGGGTGCCGGGCAAATTTTAGCGGCCTGCGGGCCGCTGGGGGGCTTGTATACGGTTTTATCTTTTCCCCCATTCTCTATTATTTACCAGATTCCAAACGATAGAGCCTGACGGCAGGCAGGATGTGAACGGGAGGGGCAGAGCATGAAAGCCAGGTATGTGCGCGAGCAGAAAACCATCTGCGGAAAAGAGTACATGGAAGTGGATCTGCTGAACGTCTCCCCTGCTGAACACAGAGCCAGCGTGCGGAAGAAAAAAGAGTTTGCGTCGAGCCTTGCCATGCAGCGGTGCAACGAGCGTTACAGCAAGCGCAAGCTGCAATGGATGGTGGCGGAGAATTTCACAGAGCGGAAAAACCAGACCTGGCTTGTACACATGACCTATAGCGACGAATGGCTGCCCTACTACGACGAGGACGCCGAGAACAACGTAACAAACTGGCTGGACAAGATGAACCGACGCCAGGCAAAGAAGTATGCGGCGACAATCCGGGAAAATCCTGCAAACCCCGGCGGGGTGCTGCCGAAAGTGAAGTACATAACCGTGACCGAGCACCAGCGGGAGGACAAGGACAAAGGGCTGAAAGAGGTGCGGTATCACCACCACACGATCTTAGAGTGCGATTTGAGCATTGACGAGATCAAAAGCTGCTGGGGAACCGGGCGCGGGAAAAACTGGGAATCGCTGGGGCTTGTAAAATGCGACCGCGCCGAGTTTGACAAGGGTAGTTTGGAAGCCTATTGCGAGTACATCACCAAGAACCAGAAGCGCACACGCCGCTGGCGGCAGAGCCAGGGATTGCGCAAACCGACGCAGCCGCGCCCGAATGATACGCGGTACACACCGCGCAAGCTGGCCGAAGCGGCCACGATGTACATTGACGACCGCAAATTTTGGGAAGATCGTTACGGGATGCTGAAACTGGGAGACGGGAGCGCCCGGCAGTATGCGTTTGTGGGCGCCGAAGCACGGTACAACGAAATTACGGCAGAATGGCATGTGATTGCCAAGTTTTGGGCGGACCCGCGCAGACAGCCGAAGAAAAAGGCGGCGAGAAAATGAGTTTCCGCATGGAGTTAGAGGATTTACCGCCGCGGTATCGTGCCCAGGCGGAAATGCAGATTGCGCAGCGGAAAAGTGAACGATGCTTGCAAAAAGGCACCAAAAGAGGGCAAAATTGCGAACGAAACGAACAAAAACGGGAAATTCAAGTAAAAAACGGCCGTTTTTGCGAGCAAAGCACAAAGCAGATGCCGGAGAGCGAGAAGCGGTATTACCGGGAAGTGATATTGCCGAAGGTGGCGTGCGGGCAGATTGTGAAGGTGCAGGAGCAGGTCGTGTTCGACCTGCTGCCGGAAAAGGCGTATTGCGGGCTGAAACTGCCGAAAGCACGGTACAAGCCGGACTTTGTGCTGACCTATGCAGACGGAACGGTGGAGATCGTGGAGGTTAAGTCGAAATTCACCCGGCGGATGCAGCGAGACTACATTTATCGGCGGCGGTTGTTTATAGACCTGGTGGCAGAGCCGCGCGGGTGGAAATTTACAGAATGGTTTGCTGACAAGGAGGACTGACAATGGACGACGGCGAAAAACTGTGCGAGCTGTGCGGGATGCACAAGAAACTGAATATCGGCCCGGCGGGTGCGGTGTGGCTGGAAAGAGACAGCGCGGGCGATGCCATGCTGGTTGTGGAGCCTGTTGTGGGCCGGACGCTGCCGGTGGCCGTGCCGGTGTGGTTCTGCCCGGCGTGCGGGCGGGATTTTAGACCGAGAAAAGAAGAAACGGCGGAAGGCTTGCTCCCGGTGAGCGCTGAAAACTTGGAATACCTGAAAAGCAAAGCGAGAGAAATGCAAGGGAGCCTTGATGAAGCGCTGGACAGAGTGTTGAACGATTGCTACTGGGCCGACAAAGAAAAAGAGCAGAAAACCAAGGAGGGCGTGAACGATGAAACAGGCACCTAATTTTTACCGAAAAAATGCGGCGTACGGCGTGGCCCGGCGGGTTATGACGAGAAAAAAGGCAACGCCGGAGGAAATGCGGGATTCTGTGGGGCAGGTCGTGACATGGTGCTATCTGGTGGCGCTGCGAAGCGTGACGGGCTGGAATGTGCAGGAGATGGACGGCTTTTTAGAGAAAGCGGCGCGAAATGCCGAGGACTACATGACCCGCGTGCGGGTGAGCACCAGCGACAAAACGGCACGCAAATGGCTGGACGGAGTGGTAAAGAACCTGGCATTCGTGCTGCCTGCGGACAAGCCGCTGAAAAAGCAGGCAGATCGTGACGAGCTGGCGCAAAAGCGAATCGGCGCGGATATGGCGTGGAAGATCATGTCGGCGGCGCTGCTGCGGAAAGAACCGTGGGGATGCGCCGAGGATGAAGCGCTGGCGCAGAAGGTGCTGAACGAAATGCGGGACTACTACGAAAACCGTTTTTTGGATTGGGCAAAAGAAGGCGATGCCTACGGCATGGAACGGTTAAAGCGCGACGTTGAAAGCGTGCTGGGCGAAGCTGTGGAAGTGCTCGACGACGGGCGCGGCGCAGTATTTGCAAACACGATTTACTAAGGGGGTGCTGTTGTGACGGCGGCAGAAGCGGAAATCATCATCAAGTATTATGCGGACATTGCAGGACAGCAAAGGGCGATCATGCGGGAACGTGCGGCGCTGGACGCGGAATACAGCCCATTGCGCGGCAATGCGCCGGACGGGATGCCGCACGCTGCCGGAAACGCAGACACAACAGCGCAGAAAGCAATGCGGATGGCCGATACGGACACGGCCCGGCGGTTGTGTGAGCTGGATGTGCGGGAAAGCGTTTTGCAGGAGGACAAGGCGCTGATCCGGGCGGTGCTGGACAGGCTGAACAGTAAACACAAAGAACTGCTGGCGACGCGCTATATCGACGGCCACAACTGGGAGTTTACGGCGTGCCGGGTCGGGTTGTCCCGGCGGCAGACGATCCGGGTCAGCGTAGTGGCGTTGACGCGGCTGGGCGTGTTGTTGCAGGACGAGCCGCAGGCGGGAGAAATCCTCGCGCGGGCGCGTGATGCGTGCGCGTTATAAAGGCGGGGCAGATCGTTTACGCTGAATTTACGCTGAAAGTCAGCGTAAAATGTGCGAAAAACACACGAAAAACACACGGGTGGCAGGTTGCGTGCGCGTGCGTTGTCTTGATTTTTCAGCGGCGGTAAATTTGTGCGGACGCGCCTGATTTCCGAATACGGAAAAGGGCCGGGAGAAAAACAAACTTGCGAAAGGGTGAAAAGGATGGAAAAATATATGCTTGTGCCGGAGAAAGTAGAGGCAATCGAGATCGTGCAGGACGGGAAAGTGGTTGCAACGATAGAACCGGGAGAGCAGGAGGAGAAGTGAGACGATGGCGGAGGTTGTTACGGCGCAATTTGTAGGGTGGTCGTCCTGCGGGTTTGTGACGGGGAAATACTACGAGATCGAGGTAAGCGCCGGGCGGAGCGGGTGTCTATGTGTACGAGATGTGCAGGGGCAAGGGCTTTGCCTCTATTCCAAGCTGGAAAACCTGAAAAGAAACTGGCGTGTGCTGGATTTGAGGGAAACGGAAAATAAATAAAAATATCCCCCGGCGGGTCGTTGCGGCGGCCTGCCGGGGGATCGTTGTTGTGGGGTTACTTTGTTGTGTAGTCGGGCCAGAGGTCCGATGTGGGGGTGAAACCGTCGCGGGTCATGCGCTCGCGGACGGCTTGCGTGATGTAGGCCTGCATAGACTGCCCTGCTGCAGAGGCAGCGGCGCGGATGTCTGTGCCGACGGGCTTTAGGGGCATAAACTCGATACGATCACACTTTGCCTTGTAGGCGTTGTTGCCGCGGCGGTGAGCTTCAGAAATGGGCATTTTGGGAAACCTCCTTGTGTGTGGTATCTTGATTATACACCCCGGGTGTGCGGGGTGCAAGAGAAAATGTGCGGAATATAACAACTGCTGTTGTGGGTGGCTCCCGCGACCTTGCCCGGCGGGCTGCCGGGTGGTTTCGGCCCTTGCCGGGGGCCATCGTCAGGCGGGGTTGTGGGCGGCAAGCTGCATAAGCGTTGCGGTGGTGGGGATCAGGTGGCGGGCCATCGTGTCGTTGTAGGAGGTCTCGCCCTCGAAGCTGTCCACGACGGAGCGATCTGCCGTGCTCATGTCGTGGTAGGTCTTTTTGCCGTAGGACGGCGGGAGCCAGCCCTTTTTCTGGGATGCAAAGATGTTGAAGGATTTCAGCACATCGGCGTTGGTGAACTCAATGTGACAGGTGCCCTTCTTGTAGAACGTGGCGGTGAAGTAGTGCAGCTTGATCTTTGCGGTCTGGCCGTTGTCCTCGGCAGCTTTGAGGGCGGCGCGGAGGTCGTCGCCGTTGTAGGCGGTGCCGTTGGTGTCGAGGAAGTGGAGCGTTTTCTCGATGTTGGCGATCTCGTCTGCTGCGCAGGTGGGACGGAGCTTGTCGGACCAGTACGAATAGACATTGCAGCGGAAAATGACGCGCTTGCCGATCTTATACGCCTCGTTGGTGCACCAACCGTTGTAATAGTGGACATTTTTGCTGTACTCGCTGTTGTAGTGGAGGTTGGTCCAGTCGTCGAACAGGCGGATGATCTCGGATTCGATGTTTGCAACGATGTTGCGAGAGATTTCCTCGCGCACGGTCAGGATGTTGTAGGGGGTAAAATCGTAGTGGCGAAGATCGTTAATGCGCTTGCGGTAGTCGTTCTGCATCGTCTGCGTCATGGCATCGCGGATCTGCGGCAGGTCGAAAAGCTGCTCCCAGTAGATGGCACGGAGATCGCACAGCGCGTCGTTGTAGCCTTTGTTGAGGGAAACACAGGGCGCGGGGGCGCTGCTGTCGCCCTGCTTTTTGGGCAGGGTGAACAGAGAGGAAATGCCATCGTATTCTTCATACAGGCGGGCCAGACCGTCCGCGGCGGCGTTGTAGCGCTCGACTGCTGCCGTGATGGGGTCATTGCTGACGAGGGCGGCCAGGTCGGGCGCGGCCTGGTAGCGCTGTGTCGTCTCGGCGTTGAGCTCTAAGCGGATGCGGGAGACCGGCGGCGCGGGCGGGATCGTGACAAAAACGAGCGCAACCTCCACCGCGGTTTTGCGGGCGGCGTGGGTGAAAGCGTCCTGCTTGTAGGTGATCCGGGCGTTGTACTTGGCAAGCAGGGAGGCAAGCTCCTTGCGCTCGTTGGTGCAGGGGTTGCGGATCGTCTCGGCGTTGAGGATGCAGCGCACTTCCCCGCCCCGCTCCATGATGTGCAGGGCGTGCAGCAGGTGACGCGCACCCTCGGAAAACGGCGGATTCATGATAATTGCCTTATAGTGGGCGCGGGGCGTGAAGGTGAGGAAATCGTCGTGGATGACGCGGAAGCCGTTTTCTTTGAGGGTGGCGCGGAGGGCGGCGGACTGCTCGATGCAATCAAGCTGCAAGCGCGTGAGGGTGTCGTTGTTGGTGTTGGCGCGGTAGTCGCTGGCGCGTTTGTTGCCGACGTACCAGCACCCGGCGGCTTTTTCGATGGCGCGGGCGAGGTCGCCAGAACCGGCGGACGGCTCCAGGATGGGGCCGCCTGCATACTCGATGCTGTGACCGTCGATCTTGAGACCGGCGAGAAGCTCCGCGGCGAGGGCCGGGGGCGTTGGGTAGTAGTCTTTGCTGTCGTTGGGGATCATGGTGTGTTACCTCCTGTTTTTTGGGTTGTGGCGGCGGGCCGTTGTGCAGCTGGCCCGCGGGGCGCTGTTGCCGTTGTGGGGGCTGCCGTTGGTCTTATGCCCGGCGGCGTTGTGCTGGGGCGTGCCCTCTCTCGCGGGGCTGGCGGGTTTCACTTTTTGCGCCCGGGGCGCGGGATAAGAACGCGGCGAACCTGGCCGGAACGACCGGCGGCGGGTGCAATCTGTTTTGTGGGGAGGTGCACCGGCTCCCGTTGGGCTTATGCCCGGCGGCGTTGTGCTGGGGCGTGCCCTCTCTCGCGGGGCTGGCGGGTTTCACTTTTTGCGCCCGGGGCGCGGGATAAGAACGCGGCGAACCTGGCCGGAACGACCGGCGGCGGGTGCAATCTGTTTTGTGGGGAGGTGCACCGGCTCCCGTTGGGCTTATGCCGTCCCCCCGGCGGGGCGGCTGCCATTGTGTGGCGATGGGTGCGCGTTGTTGTGATCGTTGCCGGGGTCGTGTTATGTTGTTACCCATGAGCGCCCGCCACATTGTGGCGGCGGCTGGGCTTGCACCAGCGGCGCGGGATCGCGTCGGCCTTGCGGGTCAGGATACATAACCGCAATAGCGATAGTCTAGGATGATGTCGTCGGTGACATCGTCCGGCGTGGCGTTGTCGGACATCGTGCAGGCGACGACGTCGCCGGTCAGCCAATCGTCGCAGCCGGTGAGGGTGAACAGCTGGCCGGACCCGGTGCGGAATGTGACCAGCTCGGCGGCGCGGTCCACCTGGACGACCACACCGGCCAGCGGGTAGGTGCTGGGCGCGGGCGGCTCGGCTGGCGTTGTGGGGGCCGTCTTGATGATGTAAACGGCGGCGGTGGTGATGTAGGCGGCGATGACGATTGCCTTGTGCATGGTGGGGACCTCCTTGTTGTGTTGTGGGTGGTGGATCGGGTGGACCCATGAGCGCCGCCCCGTTGCGCGGGGCGCCGGGCTTGCACCGGCGGCGCGTTATGCGTCGGCCTTGCGGGTCGTTACCAGATGCGCTTGATCTCGGGGAGCAGGCCGAGACGGCGGTAGGTGGTTGTTATACTCTCGTTACCGCAGAACCAACCGCAGTGTATAAACTCGTCGCGGGCTTGCTCAATCGTGATTGCACCGGCGAGAAAATCGCGGCGCAGGGACTTGTCAACGGTGGGAATATCGAAAACGCGGTTTAGAGGGGAAATATGGGGACGTTTGCGGGTCATGGTGTGTTACCTCCTGTTGTGGGTGTTGTGGGTGAATCGGGTGGACCCATGAGCGCCCGCCGCGTTGTGGCGGCGGCTGGGCTTGCACCAGCGGCGGCGGATGCCGTCGGCCTTGCGGGTCGTGGCAGGTCATGCGAGGACCTGCGCGGCGAGGGTGGCGAAATCGAGCTGCACCGGCTCCGGCGTGGGGGCATCGTCATGCAAGGTGTGATGCTCGACGACTGCGACGACGGCGGCGGGCTTGCTGGGTTCCGGCGTGGGGGCCGGTGCCGGGATCGTGGGCGCTGCCGGTGCCGTTGTGGCGGCGACCTGCTGCGCGGCGCGGCGGGCCTTGCGGGCGGCGGCAAGCTCGGCATTGCGGGCGGCGATCTCGTCCGGCGTCTTGACGTGGACGGGGGCCGGGCGCTCGACCTGGGCGGCGGTGAACAAGTAGCAACGCTTCATGTAGTAGTGGGGGTCGGGGGCGTCGTCGCCGTTGTCGCTGCGCTGGGCCTTCGGGGGCTTGTCGGTCCAGCGCCACAGCATGGCGGAGATCGTGGCCTTCTGGCCGCGCTTTACCTGCAAGCCCTGGGCCTTCCATGTGTTGTAGGTGTGCAGGCTGTCGGCGATGGTAGCCTGTTCGGCGGTGTCGATGTAGTCGGCGGCGGTGCCGGTGCCGGTGGCCTCGGCCATAGCGGCGGCGCGGGCGGTGATCTGCTCCGGCGTGGCGAGCGTGGCGGCCAGGGCGTGGATCTCGGCGGGGGTGTAGGTGATGCCGACGGCTTCATAGATCAAAGTGTTATTATCGCGGGTCATAGTGTGTAGCCTCCTGTTGTGTTGGTGTTGGTGGTGGATCGGGTGGACCCATGAGCGCCGCCCCGTTGCGCGGGGCGCTGGGCTTGCACCAGCGGCGGCGGATGCCGTCGGCCTTGCGGGCTTTACATGATGACGCCCCGGCTTTTCATGGCCTGCTTTAAGTCGTGGCTGCTGATGTTGCGCCAGTTTTCGGCCCAGTTGATGACGGCGTTTTGCGCCCAGAACGGAACCGCCAGCCGGTCGAGCTGATCCATGGAGAAACGGATTGACGCGTCGCAGCGGTCAAGGTTGCGCCGATCATTGGGGAACAGCTCGCGGATGTTGTAAAGCTCGGCGACCCAGAACGCCAGGCCGTCAAGCTCTTTGGCCTGCTTTTTTGTGCAAATAAACTCTTGCATTTTATATCCTCCTGTTTCGTGCCGCCTTGCCCGGCTTGCAACCCGCGGCCCTGCTGGGCGGCGGCTCCACCGGTCGGCGGCTGTTTTGCTTGGTGTGATTGCATCATACACCCCGGGGTGTAAAAAGTCAACACCCCGGGGTGAAGTTTGTGGAAAATAGACAAAACACCCCGGGGTGAAAATGTGCAGGCTGCACAAGCTGCACAGGATCGAGCCGGATCGCCAGCCCGGCAGCAGATCGGCAACCAGGCAGCAGGACGGCAGCCCACAGCACCGGGCCGCCCCTTCATCATAAGGACGGACAGCGGCAGCCCGGCAGCAGGACGGCAGCCCGGCAGCAGATCGGCAACCAGGCAGCAGATCGGCAGCAGGACGGCAGCCCGGCAGCAGCCCGGCAGCAGGACGGCAGCCCGGCAGCCCACAGCACCGGGCCGCCCCTTCATCATAAGGACGGACAGCGGCAGCCCGGCAGCAGGACGGCAGCCCGGCAGCAGATCGGCAACCAGGCAGCAGATCGGCAGCAGGACGGCAGCCCGGCAGCAGCCCGGCAGCAGGACGGCAGCCCGGCAGCCCACAGCACCGGGCCGCCCCTTCATCATAAGGACGGACAGCGGCAGCCCGGCAGCAGATCACCGGCCCGGCGGGGCGGCCTTACTTTGTTTATAAGGACATAGAATCGTTTGAAATCCGGTTTATGGGACGATAAAAAGAATAAAGAAATCCGATAAAGAGGACCGTAAGCAACGCAGAGCCGGGCGTTCGGCGGTAGGTTCTGCCGCGCCGCCCGCAGGCTGTGCGGGTTCGGAAGCGCGAAAGTTTGGTAGGTTTGTAATTTTTTTTGGCATTTCCGTTCGGGCGGGGCGGAAAAAGTGGGGGCTGAAATTGTCGAGCCGGGGTTGATGCGGCAGGGGTTTGGTTGAGCCTTGCCGGGGCTGCGGTTGATCCGGGCGGGGCGAACTGGTGACAATTTGTCGCTGGTTGAAATAGAAAAAATACGGAGAGTATAAAATTTTTTAGGGGAAATTTACAAAATGTCACCATGTGGCACGGTTTTAGGGGTAGAATTGGTACAGTGAGAAATTTAAGAGAACGCCCGGCGGGTTATCCTGCGCGGGCGTTCGGTGTTTATGCGGCAAGTTTTGGAGGGAGGAACGATGGCGCGGAGATCGGATGCGAGGGATAAGGCGAAAGCTGAATACATCCGGCGGCGGGCTGTTGGGGAAAATATAAACCTGAAAGAATTTGCCGGGGAGATGGGCGCGAACTACGAGAGCTTGCGCCGATGGAAAGTAAAGGACGGCTGGGAAAAGGACGTACCGCGCAAGCGCGGCGGGCAGCCGGGAAACAAAAACAGTAAGGGAAAGAAAAACGCAAAAGGCAACAAGGGCGGCGGCGCACCCAGGGAAAACAAGAACGCCGAGAAAGACGGAGCATACAGCGCCGTCTTTTTTGATGCCCTGACGAAAGAGGACCAGGACTTTTTGAACCAGACGCCGACCGGGGCCGTGGAAAACCTGCGGCATGAGTTGAAAGTTTTGCGGTGGCGTGAAAAGAAAATCCTTGAAAAAATCCACGAGTACGAACAGGTGGAGGATGAAGAAACACTGTACCTGAACGGCACGATGATGGACATGGAGATGAAAGACACGCCGTTTGCCCGGGTGCAGAAATTGCAGGAAGCCTTGTACAAGGTGCAGGGGCGGGCCGCAACGATCATTGGCGCGATACGGCAGGCCGAGGAAAACGACCGGCGGTACAAGCTGGAACGGGAGCGGTTGGAACTGGCGCGGATGAAAGCCACGGGCGAAGTTGAGGTAGACGATGTGGAGCCGCCGCCGGACGAAACGGAAACCGGGGAGCAGCCGGAAGAAAACGAGAAAATGTAAACCGGGGCCGGAAAGGCGGCGGAGGTGATGCGGAATGACGCTGTATACGAGCAAGGCAGTGGCCCAGTGGTTGGGGCTGACGGAGAGGCGGATAAGGCAGATGCGGGATGCAGGCATTATCCGGGAAGCAAAGCCGGGGCTGTATGACATGAAGCCGACGGTGCAAGCCTACCTTGCCTACCTGCGGAACAACAACGGCGATTTGAACCAGCAGCGGGCAGAGCTGACGAAAACGAAGAAGGAGCTTGCAAAGCTGGAACTGGACGAGCGCAAGGGAGACTTGCACAGAACCGAAGATGTTGAACAGGCGCTTAGTACCATGCTGATGAACTTCCGCACAAAAATCATGAGCATGCCCGCCAAGCTGGCAAAGACGCTGGCGGGAATGAGTGACAACGCCGAGATATACGATCTTTTGAAAAAAGAGACGGATGAAGCACTGGACGAGTTGAGCGACTACGACACAGCGTTTGCCGTACAGCAGGAGGGCGCAGACGATGGAAGAACTGACGAAGAACCAGAGTAAACGGTGCCGCGCCTGCGCTTTTGGTGAGGTCGTGAATGAAAGCACGGTGTTCTGCCCGTTTGGGCGGTGCGCCGCAAAGAGGTTGCAGCGATATGGCAAAAAGAAAAACCATAGCCGTGCCGCCGCAGACAAGGGCGATGCTGGCGCGGGTGGTGGCAAAGCTGAAACCGCCCCCGACCATGACGTTGAGCCAGTGGGCGGATAAAGAGCGGCGGTTGAGCCAGGGGGCGAGTGCCCTGCCGGGACGGTGGCGCACGGACAAGGCCCCCTACCAGCGCGGCATGATGGACGCGATCAGCGACCCCCATGTGCGCAAGGTAGTTGTGAAAAGCTGTGCGCAGATCGGCAAGACGGACGCGCTGGTGCTGAACACCATCGGCTACTACATGAACTACAACCCCTCCCCCATTATGGTTTTGCAGCCGACATTGGACATGGGGCAGGGATTCAGCAAGGAAAAACTAAGCCCAATGCTGCGTGACACACCCTGCCTGCGCGGACTGGTGGATAACCGCAGCCGCATGAGCGGCAACACGATTTTGCTGAAAAACTACCCCGGCGGGTATTTGGTCATTGTGGGTGCGAACAGCCCGGCCAGCCTTGCCAGCCGCCCCATCAAGGTGCTGCTGGCGGACGAGATAGACCGCTACCCTGCCAGCGCCGGAACCGAGGGCGACCCGCTATCGCTTGCCGAAAAGCGGCAGACGACATTCTGGGATAAAAAGCAGGTGTTTGTGAGCACGCCGACGCTGGAACAGACGAGCCGCATAAAGGTGGAGTTTGAACACAGCACGCAGGAAGAATTTGAAATCCCCTGCCCAAGCTGCGGACACTACCAACCGCTGGTGTGGGCGAACCTGAAATTTGACCCGGAGAACCCGAAGAACCCGCAGTACGTTTGCGAACGGTGCGGCGTGGCCGACAGTGAGACGCACTGGAAAAAACAGATGATCCGCGGAGAGTGGGTAGCAAAATGCCCCGGCGAAGCGGCGCGGGGATTCCACCTGACAACGCTGTGCTCGAGCTTTTGCAGCTGGGATGAAGTGGTAGAGAAGTTTTTGAAAGCGAAAGAACAGCTGAACGCAGGAGACCCGGAGTTGATGAAAACATGGGTCAACACAGAGCTGGGCGAGACGTGGACAGAACAGGGCGAAACCGTGGAGGAAGCGGACCTGTACGGACGGCGCGAAGCCTACAAGGCGGATGTGCCGGACGATGTGGTAGTGCTGACTGCCGGAGTAGATACGCAAGATGACCGCTTTGAAGTGGAGGTCGTGGGATGGGGAGCCGGAAAGGAAAGCTGGGGCATACGCTACCAGAAGATTTACGGCGACCTTTTGAAAGATACGGTGTGGAAAGACCTTGACGAGTTTTTGAACAGAACGTGGTACAAGGCGGACGGTACGCCGATGAAGATCATAGCGACCTGCATGGACAGCGGCGGACACTTCCCCGATGAAGTGCTGCGGTTCTGCAAGGACAGGTGGCACCGGCGCATCTTTGCCATTAAAGGCCGCGGCGGTACGGATGTGCCCTACCTGAAAAACCCGACGAAGAACAACCGCGTGAAAGCGCCGCTGTTCACGATTGGTGTTGACACCGGCAAGGGCGTTTTGTACCAGCGGTTGAAGGTGAAGATGCCGGGGCCGAACTACTGCCACTTCCCGCAGGGGGAAGCGGCAGGATACGACTACAACTACTTCCGCGGGTTGACAGCGGAAAAGATGGTGGTGCGCTACCGCAAGGGGCGGGCCGTGATCGCATGGGAGCTGAAAGGCGACTACAAGCGAAACGAGCCGTTGGACCTGCGGAACTACGCCACGGCAGCGCTGGAAATTACAAACCCCGTGTTGGAAAGCAGCCCGGTGGCGAGTGAAGCGCAGCGCACCGTGCGGCGCACGGGCCGCAGACAGGTTAGCGGAGGTATTTAAGCTATGGCGGGAATCACGAAGAAAGAAGCGCAGCGGCACTTGGATATTTGGCTTGAAGCGGAAGCGCAGATCGCAACCGGGCAGAGCTACCAGATCGGCAGCCGTATGCTGACCCGTGCCGACCTTGCCAGCGTGCGCAAGCAGATCGACTACTGGAACAACAAGGTGATGCAGGCGGAAGCCGTGGAAGAAAACCACGGCAGGAACCGAACCTACCACTTTGTGTACCGGGATATGTAAGGAGGGGCGGACATGAAAGCGAGAGCAAAAGCGTTGCGCCGCTCCCCTGCGCCGAAGCTGACAGCGGTACGCAGGGCGCAGAACACCGGGTACAGCAACTACGGCGCGAACGTGCAGAAGAAATCCATGCGCGGGTGGATGTACTACGGCGGCGACGCCAAGCGGGACATTGAAGATAACATAAACACGCTGCGCCAGCGAAGCCGGGATGCCTACATGGGCGTACCAACGGCCACGGCGGCGCTGAAAACCCTGCGCACCAACACGGTGGCGGCGGGCCTGACCCCCACCCCGCAACTGGACGGTGAATACCTGCGCATGGACGTGGACAGGATCGCCGAATTGCAGGCGAGCATTGTGCGGGAATGGAACCTGTGGGCGAAAAGCCCGATGTGTGACGCGGACGGGCTGGACAACTTTTACCAGCTGCAACAGCTGGCATACTTATCCGCCCAGATGAACGGAGACGCCTTTGCCCTGCTGCAAACCGAGAACGAGCCGGGGATGCCGTACAGATTGCGGGTGCGGCTGATCGAAGCTGACAGAGTGTGCAGCCCGAACCTGACGGACGTGCTGACGCCGACGGCCATTGAAGGGTACAGCGTATACAGGATCGTGCAGGGCGTGGAGACAGACGAGCGCGGCAAGGTTGTGGCCTACTGGATATGCAGCAGGCACCCGCTGGCAGCAGAGATGCAGAACGGCGCAACGACATGGACGCGGGTGCAGGCCCGTGGCGACAAGACGGGGCGGCGGAACGTTTTGCACATTATGCAGCGGGAACGAGCCGGGCAGGTGCGCGGCGTGCCGGTGCTGGCCCCAGTGCTGGAAAGCCTGAAACAGTTGGGGCGGTACAGCGACGCAGAGCTGAACGCAGCGGTCATCACGGCGGCCTACACGATCTTTATCGAAAAAGAAGCAGCCGGAGAAGCACCGCCGCTGGGCGAGATGATCCCGGAGGATCAGTTGATCGACGCAGCCGACCCGACGAGCATTGAGCTGGCCCCCGGCGCGGTGGTGGACCTTGCCCCCGGCGAGAAGATGAACGAGACAAAGCCGAGCAGGCCGAACGCAAACTTTGAAGCGTTCTACCGGGCTGTGACAAAGGAGATCAGCGAAGCGCTGGAAATCCCCATTGAAGTGCTGGAAAAGAATTTCAGCACGAGTTACAGCGCGGCCCGCGGTGCGCTAAATGAGTTCTGGCGCACCTGCGAGATGCAACGCAGTTGGTTTGCGGACAAGTTCTGCCAGCCGATCTACGAAATGTGGCTTGACGAAGCGGTAAGCCGCGGGCGCGTGAAAGCGCCGGGCTATTTTACCGACCCGGCGGTTGCCAGCGCATACAGCGCTTGCAAGTGGAACGGCCCGGCGAGAACAAACCTGAACCCCGTACAGGAAGTGACTGCTGCCGAAAAGCGCATTGCACTGGGCATAAGCACGGCGGAGCAGGAAACCGCACAGATGAGTGGAGGAAGCTACACCGCCAACATCCGGCAGCGGAAGATCGAAGCACAGCAAAAAGCGGAGGTGGACAAGATTGGCAGCGAAGAAACAAACCAAAACGGCCCGGCGGGCCGGTAATCACTTTTGGCAGGTAAAGAACCTGGCCGGGAATGATGCGGAACTGATTTTGTACGGCACCATCAGCGACACAAGCTGGTGGGGCGACGAGATCACACCGCAGCAGTTTATTGACGACATTAAGAGCCTGGGCAGCGTTGACACGCTGACCGTGCGAATCAACAGCGGCGGCGGTGACGTGTTTGCCGCACAGGCCATTGGCGCACAGATCGACAGCTTGAACAAGGCGGGCACAAAAACGGTGTGCCGCATTGACGGACTGTGTGCGAGTGCCGCGACCATCATTGCCAGCCATTGCAGCAAGGTGGTAGCCAACGGAGACGCGCTGTACATGATCCACCTGCCGAGCGTGTACCTGTTTGATGCCTGCGACGAGAATGACTTGCAGGCATACATGAACGAACTGAAAGCCGTAAAGGTCAGCATTTTGCAGCTGTATGTGAAAAAGACCGGGCAGGACTTGGACGTGCTGACGAACTGGATGGAAGAAACCAGTTGGTTTACCGCCGACGAAGCAAAGGACAACGGCTTTATTGACGAGGTGGACGAGGATGCCGAACCGGCCCTGATCGAAAACCGGGCCGGTGCGCTGTTTGTAAACAGCGTGAACACCGGGCTTTGCATGAACGAAGCCCCTGACTATGTGAAAAGCGCCCTGCGCAAGCAGCGGCGCTTTTCTAATACAAAAACCCCGGCGGATGCGCCGGAAAACAAGGAGGAACCAAAAATGGCAGAGAACAAGACCACCGGCGCACCTGCTGCACCGGCCATTACCACCGTGGACGCCCTGCGCACCGCCTACCCCGACCTGTGCAACCAGATCGAGAACGCGGCAGCACAGAACGCCACCACCGCCGAGCGTGCCCGCATCAAGGACATTGAGGACATGACGGCACCCGGCGACGAGCAGACCGCTTACGACGCCAAGTTTGGCGACAAGCCGCAGGACGCCGCCGCCTATGCTATCGCCTGCATGAAAGCCCAGAAAGCAGCAGGCGCAAAACACGCGGCCGATGCCGAGGACGACGCAGCCAAGAGTGGCGTAAACGGCGTGAAGCAGGCCGAGCCTGCGGGCAAACCCAAAGACAGCGGCGAGGACAGCGCAATCGCCTGCATCCGCCGCGTCAACAACGTGAAGTAAGGAGGAAGAACTATGGCTATGGACCTTGCTGTGCAGACCTTTAGCACGAAACCCGATTACCTGATCGCAGGTACGGACATTCGCATTACGACTGCCGTTAAGGAGGCCGGTGCCGCGCTGACCCGCGGCATGGTGGTGTGCCTTGCCGATGGCAAGCTGACCCAGCCCGCCGTTACCGGCAGCGCTGACCCCTATACCGTTGCCACTACCGGCATGTACGGCATTGTGGCTGACGATGCCGCCAACGGCAAAGATGCCGTTGTGTACCTGACCGGCGAATTTTTTGCCGATGCGCTGGTGCTGCCCGAACACGCCAAGGCCGCAGACGTGGAAATCGCCCTGCGCAACATTGGCATTTTCCTGAAATGAGAGAAGGAGGAATGAACTATGCCTAACATGGTTGATCTGTACACCCCGCGCACGCTTGCCGAGGTTGTGAAAACCACCCCGCCGGTCCGCACTTTCCTGCGCGACCGTTTCTTTACCAACGTCAAGACCTTCCCCACCAAGCGGGTTGACATTGACATTGTGAAGGGCAACCGCAAGATGGCTGCCTTTATCCACCCGATGGTTGGCGGCGAGATCGTGCAGGCCGAGGGCTACGAGACCAAGAGCTATGCCCCGCCGCTGATCAACCCCGCCACGATCAGCACCGCAGACCAGCTGTTGGAACGCCTGCCCGGCGAGGATATGTACAGCGGCAAGACACCGGCGGACCGTGCCGCCGAAAAGCTGATTGAGGAATACAACCAGCTGAACGACATGACGACCCGCCGTGAAGAGTGGATGGCCGCGCAGGTGCTTACCACCGGCCAGCTGAAAGTGAAGGGCAAGGGCGTTGACGAGGTGATCGACTTTGGCCTGACGAACAAGACCACGCTGGCGAGCACCAAGAAGTGGGGCGGCTCTGCCGCTGACATCTGGGGCAACCTGAAAGACTGGAAACAGCAGGTAAGCCGCAACGGCTTTGCCAACGCCAACATGGTGATCATGGGCAAGGCTGCCGCCGATGCCTTTATGGCCGATGCCACCATCAAGAACCTGCTGGACAACCGCCGCATTGAGATCGGCGCGATCAAGCCGGAGGAAATGGAAGGTGGGCTGACCTACTACGGCCACCTGAACCTGCCCGGCGTTGACATTTACAGGTACGACGAAGTGTACCTTGACGATGCCGACGACAGCACCAAGCCGCTGATCCCGGACAACATGGTGCTGATGCTGCCCAGCGCCGCGGGCTTTGTGCGTGCTTACGGCCTGTGCACCTACCTGGACGATGCCGGGGCATGGCACAGCGCCGAGACGGACCGCCTGCTGCGCACCTATGTGGAGCACCGCCCGGACCGCCGCTTTATCGAGTTGCAGACCCACCCGCTGCTGATCCCTGACAAGATCGACAGCTGGTTTGCGGCGACGGTGCTGTAATGAAGGGACAAAGTTTAGAGCAGAGATAAGGCTCTCCCCCCAAGCCGCTGCGGCGGCAGCCCCATCGCAGAGGGGGCCAAGGGGCAGACGAACGGCAGAAACAGGGCACCGCACGGAATGTGGCGGACGCGGAGTTATGGCCGGGTGAAGGGATGGTTGGGATGGATTTAGAGCAGGATTACGGGCCGGGAACCGAGCCGGAAGAAAAGATGCTGACGTTCAAGGACTGCGCGGCGGCAGACATTGACGACGTGTTTTTTAACACGGACGAGTTTGCCGACGAGCACATGATCAACGGGAAAACGCTGCTGGCCGTGCTGGATGAAAACACCCTGATGGACCGTAGCGCCCACTGGGAGGGCGGTGCGAAGCAGAGCTTTGACCAAGGGCTGTACAAGGCGGATGCCAAGCTGTTTGTGAAATGCAGGGAGCTGGGCGGACGGCCAAAGGTGAGCAGCCCGATGATCGTGGACGGGAAAAAGTATCTTGTGGGCAACGTGGATGAAGAAGCGGGCGTGTACAGCGTGGAGCTTGTGAGGGTACGGCAATGAGCAATTTTACCTGGTACGACGCAGGCACAACGACCATTGGCGTGAACGCCGAGGAAGTAAGCCAACGGTTGGGAGAATTGCGCCGGAAAACACCGGCGGTAATCAAAGTGGCGGTGAACGCCACGGCGAGAGAGACGCGCAAGGAAATGCTGCGGCGCGTACTGAAACGCTATGCGCTGACGGCCAAGGGCAAGGAACGCGCCAAGGGCCTGAAACAGAAGGTAAAGGCCACAAATGCTGACCCGGCGGCTGTGCTGTGGATTGGCGGCATCAACGGTGCGCGGGCTGACCTTGCGTACTTTCAACACAGGGTAACGGTGCCGCACCCGGGTTTGAGCTGGCAGACGGGACCGAGCGTGTTTAAGGCACGGGTCCTGCGCAACGGAAGATTGCATGACCTGACAGGCGGCGGCGCGTACAGCAAGGGCTTTCTGGCGGAGTTCAAGAGTACACACATCGGCATGATCCAGCGCCATATTGGCGCGGCCAGCAGCGAGACGACGACCAAGAGCGGCGCACCGCGCTGGCGCAGCGCAAGCGGCGTTGTGGAGAAAACGAGGACTTACGGCTCCCCATCCGGCACGGCACAGCACCATACCGTGTGGGAGAAAGAGGATGTGCATGTGTACGCTGAAAACACGCTGAACGACAGACTGGAAAAGCAGATTGCCAAAGTGATGGCGAGAGCAGCAAAGGGGTGATGAAACATGCAGGGCGACAAGATTGCAGGATTTACCACCGCCATGATGCAGGATGCGCTTTGCGACGAGCTGCGAAACCTGTTTGCCGGGCGAGTGTTCAACGGGCAGGGTGGCTTGAAAGCGTTGAAAGTGTTCCGCCAGAATTTGCCCATTGATACGGGACTGGACGAGGACGCCGACACGGACGCAGCGGCCAGCCCCTACATTGTGGTGCTGCTGGAGGGCGGGAAAATCTACAACCCGCAGGATGCAAAAGTGGTGAGCGCCACGCTGACCGTGTGCTGCTACGACGAGGGCAACGAGCGCGACGGCTTTAGGGATGTGCAGAACATCTTGGAAGCGATTGAACAGCACTTTTGCGTGAAGCCGTTTTTTGGCGGCGCGTTTACTGTACTGAAAGGACACGAGCATTACTTTGAAGATGCGCTGCAAATGGACGACACATGGCCGTACTATTTTGGCGCGGTGAGCTTTGACGTGACCGTGCCGGTGCCGACGAGCGAAAGCACGTTTGATGAACTGATCTGAAAGGAGGCCGAAGATGGCCGAGAAGAAAGAGAAACAGACGGCGCAGAAGCCGGAAGTGATTGTGTACTGCGGGCCGAGCGTGCGCGGGATTGCGAAGCAGTACACCGTGTACCACGGCAGACTGCCCGCGCAGCTGGTGACGTTTTTGGCAAAGCACCCGGCAGCGCAGTGTTTGTGTGTGCCGCTGGACAAGTTTGCCGAGACCCGAGCAGGGCTGAACACCAAGGGTTCGCCGCAAGCGACCCTGTACAAAACGATTTTGAACGAACTGTAAGGAGGAAACAAAGATGGCTTACAAACATGGCGTTTATGTGAGTGAGAACGCAACGAGCCTGACCGCCCCTGTGACCGGCAATGCGGGCTTGCAGGTGGTAGTAGGCACTGCCCCCGTGAACACTGTTGCCGACCCGGCGGCTGCTGTGAACAAACCTGTGCTGGTGAACAGCTATGCCGAAGCTGTGGCCGCCGTTGGCTACAGCGACGACTTTGCCAGCTATACACTGTGCCAGGCGATCAGCGCGGCATTTCAGGTGATCGGCTGCGGGCCGCTGGTACTGATCAACGTGCTGGACCCCGCCAACACGAAGTTTACCGCCGCGGTGAGCGACCAGCAGGTGCAGGTAAACAACAAGATCGCCACCGTGCCGGTTAAGGGGCTGCTGAAAGAGGGCCTGACTGTTAAGGGCGACGGTGCCACCGCGCTGAAAGCCGACGAGGACTACACCGCCAGCTACGACGACGAGGGCAACATGCTGATCGCCCTGATCGGCAGCAAGACGGCCACCACCCTGACCGTGAGCGGCAAGAAGCTGGACCCCGGCAAGGTTACTGCCGCCGACATTGTGGGCGGCGTGGATACCAGCACCGGCAAGGTGAGCGGCCTTGAAGTGGTGCAGCAGGTATACCCGAAACTGGGGCTTACCCCCGGCATTTTGCTGGCACCCGGCTTTAGCAAGGACGCCACTGTTGCCGCTGCCTTGCAGGCAAAGACCACCGGCATCAACGGGTCCTTCCGCTGCATCTGCGTTTGCGACGTGGACAGCGGTGCTACCGGCGCCAAGGTGTACACCGACGTAAAGACCAAGAAAGAAGCAAGCGGCCTGAACGGCGCGAACTGCTACGCCGTGTGGCCGTGCGCCAAGGTTGGCACGAAGGTGTACAGCGGCAGCGCCATTGTGGCCGCCGAGATGGCATATCAGGATGCCAGCAACGACGATGTGCCCAACATGAGCGTGGACAACAAGGCTGTTGCGATCAGCGCTGCGTGCCTTGCCGACGGCACGGAGGTCTATCTTGACCAGGAGCAGGCCAACGTGCTGAACGGCGCAGGTGTTGGAACTTTCCTGAACCTGAACGGCTGGCGCTGCTGGGGTTCCAACACTGCCGCCTACCCCGGCAACACCGACCCCAAGGACCGCTGGATCAACATCCGCCGGTTTATGAACTGGGCGGCGAACACGTTTATCCTGACCTACACGCCGAAGATCGGGCAGGTGATGAACCGCCGCCTGATCGAGAGCATTGTTGACAGTGAGAACGTGCGCGGCAACAGCTTTGTTTCCCGCGGCATCTGCGCTGCATACAGCATTGCATTCCTGGATGCAGACAACCCCACCACCGACCTGCTGAACGGCAAGATCGTGTTCCACCAGAGCATGACCCCGTTCACCCCGGCGGAGGAAATCGACGATGTGATCGAGTTTGACCCGGACGCGCTGGCTGATGCGCTGGGCGGCTGATGGCAAGGAGGTAAAGAGCGATGATTTCTAACAACTACATCCCCGAAAAGGTAAACGACTACAACGTTTACCAGGACGGTAACAAGATGATCGGCCTTGCCGCCGAGGTGGAGCTGCCCAGCATCAAGATGAAAACCAGCACCATTGAGGGTGTTGGTGTTGGCGGCGAGATCGACAGCCCGACCATTGGGCAGTTTGAAAGCCTGGAAGCCAAGCTGAAATTCAACACGCTGTATTCCAGCGCAACGGATCTGATGAACCCGCTGAACACGGTGAACCTGACGCTGCGTGCGGCCCAGCAGGTGTACGACAAGACCGGCGGCTATGCCTTTAAGGGCCTGCGCATTGTGATGGGCGGGCGCGTGAAGGAGTTTAACCCCGGCACCGTGAAGAAGGGCGACGCAATGGACGCCGAAACCACGCTGGAACTGACCTACTACATGATCGAGGTGGATGGTGAGCAGGTCGTTGAGGTGGACAAGCTGAACGGCGTGTACAAGGTGAACGGCAGCGATATGCTGGCCGGTATTGCCGCGCTGACCTAAGACGGATTTTGTGTGGGTGGGTTTAGGTGCCCCGCGTGAGGTGCGCGGGGTGGTTATAGATACATAAGAAAGCCGCCCAGGAATGGGCGGCTTTTTTGAGCAGAAAGGACAAGACGATGGACATTATCAAGCTGGCAAAGCCCTATGTGTTTGAGGGTACGGAGTACGGCGAAATTGACCTGAACGGCCTTGACAAGCTGACGGTGCAGGATGCCATTGACGCACAGCTGGCACTGACGGGCCAGCCGGGCACGGTGATCCTGCCGGAGAGAAGCACGGCCTACATTGCAAGACTGTGCGCCAAGGCGGCGGGACTGCCCATTGAATTTTTTGAACTGCTGCCGGTGGGCGCGGCCCGCAAGGTGCGCGGCGCCTTTACCGAGTTTATGACGAGCGACGCCGACGAGGACAAAGGCACGGTGCTGAAGCTGAAAGCGCCGTACACCTACAAGGGCAAGACCTACAAGGAAGTGGACATGAGCGGCGCGGCGGAGCTGACTGTGCTGGATATGGCGCAGGCGGAGAACGAGCTTGCCGCTGCGGGCCATGTGGCCGCAGAACCGGCGCTGGACTACCTGTACTGCTGCCTTATGGCGGCACGCGCCAGCGGCATGGACAAGGAGTTCTTTACCGGGATGCCCCTTGCGGAAGCGACGCACATCAAGAACGCAATGAACGGCGACCGTTTTTTCGAGTAAAAGGCGGCGGCAAGGGACTGCGCAAATGCGCAGTGCGCCTTGCCGGGGCCACGATGACGAGCATTGAGTTTTACTTGAAACTGCCGGTACGGGATTTTATAGAGATCAACAATGAGGTGGCGGCAGAATGGCAAAAACTACGGAATTAGAGCTTGCGATAAAAATTGCGGGCCGGGTTGACCCAAGTTTGCAGGCAGCGATCAGCCAGGCGCAGAAGCAGGTAAGCACGTTGAGCGCCACGCTGGGGCACATTGGCCGCGTTGGGCTGGCGGTCATGGGCGTCGGGCTGGCCGCTACGGTGAAGGGCATTGCGGACTGCACGACGGAAGCAGAAAAGTTTGAAAGCCAGATGGCACCTGTGATCCGCTATGTGGACGGCCTTGCAGACAGCATGGGCAATGTGAGCGACGCAATGGCCGAGAACGGAAAGACGTTCAAGCAGAACCGCGACGAGCTGGCGCGGTACATTCAAGACCTTAGCACAGAGATACCGCGCGACACGGAACAGCTGACACAGATAAGTGCTGCACTGGGCCAAAGCGGAATCGGCGTAGACGAGCAGATCAACACGAGCATACTGCGGGATACGGCAAAGAGCGCAACGGCAATGGACTTGGACGACCAGACCGCAGGCAACTACATGGCAAAATGGCAGGTGGCGTTTACAAAAAAAGACGCCGACGGGAACACAACGCAGTTCAGCCATGATGATGTTATGGAGCTGATGGACCAGATCAACTATCTGGCGGCACATAATGCGACCACTGCGCCGGAGGTTGCACAGAGCGTAAACCAAGCGGCGAGTTTTGGACAGATTGCAGGCATTGACCCGGCGGCTACGGCAGCAATAGCAACGGCCATGCAGGCAACCGGCGTTGCAACGGATCGCGTAGGAACGAGTATAACGAGAATTTACACGAACCTTAGCAAAGGCGAAAACGCAACAAAGAAGCAGAAAGAAATGCTGGAAGAACTCGGCTTTACGGCGGAGGGCGTGGCAAAATCGCTGACGACACCGGGGCAAGGCGTTTCGACGCTGCGGAGTATATTTGGCGCAATCAACGAAATGCCGGACGAGAGAAAAGTTGCGGCATTGAGCACGCTGTTTGGGCAGTGGGCCATTGAGGGCGGCGCAAAGATCGTAAACAACTTACCGCTACTGGACAAAACGCTTGCAGAAGTTCAGGACAAGGAAGCCTATACAGGGTCGATGGAGCGCGAGTTCATCATAAATGCCAGCACGAGCAAGAGCATTGACATGATGATGAGCAACGCAAAAACGGCGCTGATGCAGGACATTGGCGAACAATTCCTGCCGGTGAAAAAGCAGTTTGCTACGCTGGCTATCGACATGATGAACGGACTGCGGCAGAATATGCCGCAGCTGACACAGCTTGCAAGCACGCTGGCCGACATTGCGACGAAGGGCGTGACGGCGCTGGGCGATGCCATGCAAAGCGCTATGCCCTACATCCAGCAGGGGCTTGACTACCTGAACCAGAACGGCGAAAAGGTGGCAAAGATACTGGCCGGAATGGCCGGGGCGTTTGCCGCCATGAGCATTGCACCGCAGGCCGAAATGGCCGCCAAGGGCGTGGGCGGCGTGGTGAAGGGCGGAGCCGGGCTGCTGGGCAGCGCGATCAATGCTGTGGCCGGAAACCCGACAGGAAACGGCAAGCAGAGCATCGGAGCGGCGCTGCTGGGCCGGATTACGGGAGGCGTAGCGAACGCGGGAAGTGCAGTAAATACCGCGAGCAACTTTGCAACGGCAGCAGGAAGAACAAGGGGCGGCGTGCTGGGCGCAGGATGGGCGATGCTGAAAAACACCATCATGGGAGGAAACAGCACTGCAAGCCTTGCGCAGCAAGCGGCGACAACGCCGGGACTTTTGAACTATATGCCGACGATGCGGCAGGCCATAGCGGCAAGCCCGGCGGGGCAGGCTGTGAGCGGCGCGGCAAGTGGCATATTTGGCGGACTGCGCAGCTATTTGGGCGGCATTGGCGGAGCGCTTACGGCAAACCGTCAGCCGTTCACACTGGCCGGTGGTGCGCTGGCGAATACAGGAATTGGACAAGCGGTGCAGGCTGCGCGGCAAACGGCGCAGATGACAGGCGGAACGACAGCGGGTGTGCTTCTGCAAAGCGCGGGGAGCGCCATAAGCGGCAGTGCGCCGGTACAGTGGATGCAGCAGACGGGAGCAGGACTTGCACAGAGCTTTGGGCAGATGCCGCTTGTACAAGTGCCGCTGCAAGCGGCGCAGGCAGGGCTACACGCGATTGGACAATCTGCCCCGGTGCAGACTATTGGCGGTGCGCTGGCGAATACGGGAATTGGGCAGACGCTTATTGCGGCACGCCAGACGGCACAGGTAAACGGCGTAGGGCCGCTGGGCATGGCAGCAGGATTGATAAAATCCGGCGCAGGAAGCCTTGCGGCAGGAGCCGGAAACGCAGTAAGCGCAATTACAGGAAACCCGATTGTACAGGCGGCGGGCGGACTGGTGAGCAATGCGGCAGGCGGGCTTGCAACGGCAGTATCGCCGTTTTTGAGTGCGTTCGGCGGGATCGCTTCGGCGGCGTTGCCGGTGGTGGCGGTGATCGGGTCCATTGTGGCGGCGGTAAGTTTACTGGGCGAACACCTGGACGATATACGCAGCATCATCAACAACGTGTTCGGTGAGCAGGGCGTTGCGGTGTTTGACGGATTTTTGAACACGATCACGGGCATAAAAGACAAGATCGTTGGGGTTTTCAGCCCGGAAAATCTGGCAAGCGTGCGCACGGCGATTGTGGGGATGTTTGGCGAGAACGCAGGAACGGGATTTGACAACATCGTAAGCATTGGGCAGAGCGTGATCGGCGTATTCCAGCAGATCGTGAATTTTGGCACACAGACCGTGAAGCCTATGTTTGAGCAGGTGTTTGGCTGGGTGAGCACAACGCTGCTGCCGGGATTGCTGAACGCATTTAACGCGATAGCACCACAGATTGGGCCGCTGGTGACGAACATCGGAACGGCGGTGATGAATGTGGCAACGCTGATCGGGAACGCGATCCAGACGATCCTATCCGTTATTGAAAACATTGTGATGGTGCTGGTCAATGTGGTGGCAACGGTGGCACCGCCCATCATTGCGGCAGTATCACAGATTTTTGCGAACATCTCCAACGTGGTGATGAGCTTGCAGGGCATCTTTGACGGGCTGATCCAGTTTATCACGGGCGTATTTACCGGGAACTGGTCGAGCGCTTGGGAGGGTGTGAAGTCTATCTTTAGCAACGCTTTTTCGGCGCTGGTGGAGCTGTGCAAAATCCCCATCAATGCGGTGATCGGCGTTATCAACGGTGCAATCAACGGCATTAACTCGATCCTTGGCAGCGTGACGACGATACCCGAGTGGGTGCCCGTGGTGGGCGGCAAGGGCTTTAGTATGCAGCTGCCGACCATACCCATGCTGGCAAAGGGCGGATTTACCGACGGCGTGAGCATTGCCGGTGAAGCGGGCACGGAAGCAGTTATCAGCTTTGACCCGAGCGTGCGCAGCGCCAACATTGCGAACTGGCAGAAGGCCGGACAAATGCTGGGCGTTGACCCGGTGCAGGCGGCCAGTGTGGCCAGTGCGGGAAGCCTGACAACGGACCGCGTGGAGGTTGCCGACATTGGCGGCGGCTCCCATGCCCCCGACGGAACCACGACGGTGGGCGGCGGCAGCTTTACGTTCAGCCCGAAGATCACGATACAGGGCAACGCCGACTACAACGTGATGATGAATGCCATGACGGACGCGAAGGACCAGTTTGAACAGTGGTTCAACGAAATGATGCGCAAGCAGCAGCGCACGGCATACGCCAGGTAAGAGGTGGAGAAGATGAGCTATACGACGATCAGCGGCGACACATGGGACGGCATTGCCAAAACGGTGTACGGCGCAGAGCGGTACGCCGATTACCTGATGCAGCAGAATCCAACGAAGATCAACGTTTTCCGATTTGATGCAGGGGTGGTGCTTGCCACCCCTGCCCTGCCGGAAGAAAAGAGCGGCTTTTTGCCGCCGTGGAAATTTGAGGGATAAGCTATGGCAACGAGCGTAAAGGCAAGGCGCACAGAGATAAGCCTTTGGTACAACAGCACGCCGATCAGCGAGGAAGTGGGGCCGGACGTTGAAAGCATTACCTACACGGACTGCGCCAGCGATACATGCGACAGTGTGGATATACAGATCAATGCCAGGGACGGGAAATGGCTGAACAGTTGGTTCCCGCAAAAGGGCGCAACGCTGCACCCGAAAGTGAACGGCCTTGACTGGAACGTGCAGAACGACCGCTTTACCATGGATTGCGGCCTGTTTGTGCTGGATGATGTGCGGTACAGCGATGCCCCGGGCACTATGACGCTGGGCGGCGTGAGCAAGCCGAGCGACACGGATTTTAGCGAGCGCGACCGCACCGACGTATGGAAAAGCACCAGCATACAGCAGATAGGCGCGACCATTGCCGGGCGGTACGGGCTGGGCTTTGCCTACGACGGCGACGACCACGAGATTGAAAAGCGCGAGCAGAACGAGAGCGACAGCGAGTTTTACCAAAAGCTGTGCAAGGACTACGGCCTTGTTTTGAAAGTGTATGCAAAACGGCTGTGGGTGTACGACCGCGAGAAGTACAAGGGAAAGCGGGCGGTGCAGGATGTGCCGCGCACGGCCATGAAGCCGGGCAGCTTTGTCTACACAACGACGATGGCGGGCACCTACACCGGCGGCAGCTTTGCCTACACGGACCAGGACAAGGACATTGATATTACCGCCAGCGTGGGCGGCGGCACGAGAACCAAGAGCCTGAACCAGTACGCCAGCAGCGTTGCGGATGCTGCGGCGCAGCTGGTGGCGGCCCTGAACGACGCTAACCACGTAAGCCGAAAAATCAGCTTTACGATTGGCGGCAACTTTGAAATTTTTGCAGGAAACAACGTGCGGATCAGTGGGTTTGGGCCGGAGATAGACGGCAAATATTTTGTGGATAAAACGACGCGGACGATCGACCGCAACGGATTTACCTGCAAGATAGAAGCCAGCGGAATTGACGACCCGTTTTATGCGTGGCAGGTGGGCGGCAGTATACAGATACACGAAAAGACCGCCAGCAGCACCGCCACGAAGTACGACAGCACCTACGAGACGACGAAACCGGCAGCCAGTGCCGCCAGCACGACGGCAGCAGCCAGCGCAGGTACGACAGCGGGAACCGGCGGACGCGCCGTAACACTGAAAAACTGCCCGCTGTATTACACGAGCGTGGCAAAGACCAAGAGCAACACGGTGAGCGGCACCTATTACCTGTACGACGGAATCCTTGTAGCGGGACGATACCGCATAACAAATACATCCGCCCGCTGCGGAAAGCTGCCGGTGGGCAAGAACGTTACGGGATGGGTAGACGCAAGCTACATCAAGTGAGGTGATGCACCATGGCAACGGCACCGCAGGTGCGAACGGGCCGGGTAAGCAGCATTGACTACGAGCGCGGCACCTACACGGTTGTATTTGCCGACCGCGGAAGCGTGAGCTGCACCATCAACGCGCAGAGCAACGGCGAGTACAAGATGCCGGAGGTTGGGCAGACAGTGAACTGCACGATGAACGGCAACGGCACCGTGGCAGGCGCGACCCTGGGCACGGTGTGGAACGAAAGCAACAAGCCAGCCGAGGGGTACAAGGGATTGTACCGCAAGGAATATGGCCGGGTGAACGGCGACAGCTACGAGCGGTACGATGCCAACACCGGCGAGTACACCCAATTCTGCCGTGCGAAAACGGGGCGCAACAGCAACGGCGTAATTTACGACGAGTGCAAGGGAGCCTACACGGCCAGGAGCGGCGGCGCTATGACGCTGCGCAGCACCGGGGCCAGTGTGGGCATTACCGCAGCAAGCGGTGTGGGAATAACCGCCGGTGCGGCGGTGGACCTGCAAGCGACGACTTATGCCAGCGTGACAGCGGGCACGATGTACAACGTGGAGTGCGGCACAGATTACACCATGACGGTGGGCGGCAAGGGCACTGTGGAGATCACGGGAGCCTACTTTGAAAAATGCCTTGCCGCCCGGCGGTTGAAGGTGGACGGCGCGGACACAGAGAGCTACAACGGCGTGATACAGCGATACTACAATGCGAAGCTGACCGAAAAGGTAAGCGCAGATTGGAAGGTAACGGTGGAAGCGAACGTTGAGCGCGAAGTGACCGGCGACGTAAAGCACACCGTAACGGGAAACGTGACGCAGGAAGTGACCGGCGATACGGAACAAACCCTGACAGGCAACGTAACACAGAACATTGAGGGCGATGTGACCCAGACCGTAAACGGAAATGTGACGCTGACGGTGGGCGGCGCGACCATAACCATAAGCAGCGGCGGCGATGTGAGCGTGAGTGCGCCGAATGTGACGGTGAACGGCGCTGCCGGAGATGTGAAGGTAGACGGCATAAGCCTGGTACACCACAAGCACAAGGACGGCGGCCAGGGCGAGCCGGAGAAGTAAGGAGGTGGCAGGATGATCGGAACACTGGGAAGCGTGGTTTTTAGCGTGAGCAGCAACCGAGTGTTGACGCCGACGGGGATCAGCGGCACGAGCGGGAGCGATTGGGGCAGCCATGACGTTGTGCACGGGAAAGTGCGCAGCGAATGGGTGGGGCCGAAATGCAAGACCTACAAGTTTGACATGACCTTGCGGGCGCAGGACGGAGTGCCGCCGCGCCGGACGCTGAACCAGTTACAGCAGATGGCAGAGAGCGCCAACGCCTACTACTTTGTGCTGGGCGGACAGCCGATGGCAGACAACCCGTTTAAGATCACGAGCCTTAGCGACGAGTGGGGCGCGGTGCTGCACGGAGGGGCGCTGATCGAGTGCAAGGTGAGCGTTGAGTTGGAGGAATACTTATGATCGACACCGAAAACACAGAGATCATTTTGCAAGCGGGCAAGGCAGACGACAGCACCGCCGCCGATGTGCAGCGGTGCTTGAAGATGCTGTACAGCGCACACCCCGGCGAACAGGCACTTGACCGGGATTTTGGCATAGACCGGGAACCGCTGGGACTGCCCATGAGCAGCGCCAAAGCCCTGATGGCCGCCGAGTTTGTGGCGAAAACAGCGCGGTATGAGCCGAGGGCACGGGTGCTGCGGGTGGACTGGAACGAAAGCAATTTAGCCGAGGGAATTTTGATACCGAAGGTGGTGGTAGAAATTGTCTAAGATCGCAGAACTGGCGAACGCGCCGGAAGTGAGCTTTATCGGATACCTGACGCTGGACGAAGTAAAGCAGATGGTAAGCGATTGGTACAACGAGAAGTACAAGGAGCTGACCGGCACAGCCCCGGTGCTGGGAGATGCCGCGCCGGAAAAGCTGCTGCAATATGCCATTGCCATGCTGGGCGGGCAGACGCTGCAATACATCCAGGACAAGGGCAACGGAGAACTGCTGGCAACGAGCTACGGCGGCTACCTGGACCAGCTGGCGGCAAACCTGGGCGTTACGCGCAAGCCTGCCGACAGAGCGACGGTGACGCTGCGGTTTACGCTGGCGGACACGAGAAACAATGCTGTTGGCATACCAGCCGGTACGCGGGTGCGCACAGAAAACAGCCTGTACTTTAACACGCTGGACTATGCCGAGGTGAAAGCCGGAGAGCTGACAGCGGATGTGCTGGCACAGGCGCAGGAAGCGGGAGCCGAGAGCAACGGGATCGAAACTGGCGCGATCAACACGCTGGTTGACCCCATCCCCTACATGGCGAGCGTGACGAACATTGAAGCCAGCCACGGCGGCACGGATGTGGAGGACGACGACACATTGAGTGAGCGCGTGTTCCGGGCACCGAGCGTGTTTAGCTGCGCTGGCCCGGCGGATGCCTATGTGTATTACGCCAAGGCGTGGCGCAACGATGTGGCGGATGTGAAGATCGACAGCCCGGAACCGTGCGAGGTGGACATTTACTTTTTGCTGGGCGACGACGGCAGACTGCCGACGGGCACCGAGCTGAAAGAGATGCAGGCATACTTTGCCGACGAGGAAAAAGTAAAACGCCCACTGACCGACAAGGTGGTGTGCAAGGCCCCGGCGGAGATCGGGTACAGCATTGACCTGACATACTACATTGCCAGCAGTGACCGAAACAACGTGGCCGCCATACAGGAAGCCGTGACGGGCGCTGTGGAAAGCTACAAGGCATGGCAGCGCAAACTTGGCCGGGATATTAACCCGACAGAGCTGATCGCCGCGGTGCGCGGTGCTGGGGCCAAGAGGGTACGCTTGAAAGCCCCGGCGGATACCGTGGTAAGCGCGGCAGCCATTGCACGGTGCGACAGCGAAACCGTGAACTACGGAGGGCTGGAAGATGATTAGTCTGCGGCAAGCGAAGCTGACGGACGCGATACCGGCAACGCTGGCGGCGCAGCCGTGGGCGCAGGCTTTGGCCTACGCCGAATGGCGGATGCGCGGCCTGCTGCTGGAATACGCGCAGGACAGCCAGATATACACAGCGCTGGACACATGCCCGGAAATGGTGCTGGATGCGCTGGCCGTAAGCTGGAAGGTGGGCTGGTACGATACCACCTACCCGGTAGAGATCAAGCGCAGCATTATCAAAAATAGTATGGCCGTGCGCCGGTATATGGGCACGGCGTGGAGCGCAAAAAAGGCACTGGGCGACGTGTGGCCGGACAGCGACATTGAGGAATGGTTCGACTACGGCGGAGAGCCGGGGCGGTTCCGCGTGGTGTGCAACGTGACGGACCCAACCGTTACCGCACAGGTGGAGACCATAGAGAACAACGTGATGCTGTACAAGCGGGAAAGTGCCCACTTGGACAGCATCAGCTTTATGGTGCGCCATGGTATACAGATTGGAGCGGTATACGAAACGTACAAATATGATGTGCCGCGGTGCGGGATGATCCGCTGCGGCACATGGCCACGCCGCGCCACGCTGGGCAGAACCGAGGGCGCAGGGCTGGTGCTGACACCGGCAGCGGACGCCTTTGCGGCGGAGATGCCGCTTTGCGGTACACTGCCATACCCTGCCACGCTGGGCCGCACAGGAGGTGCCGCGCTGGCCGTGGAGCCTGCGGCGGGTGCTTACCTTGCCGCGAACCCGGAAGCGGGCGCGGGAGACAGGAGCGGCACGGTGCCGCGCATTGCGACGATTGGCTATGCCGGACAGAGCGGTGCGCAGATTGCCCCGGAAGTGGGCGCTTACAAAGTTACCCCGGTACGAAGCGGCCAACGGCGCTGTGGGCATACCGTGGTGAAGAAATCGTGAGGAAAGGAGGGGTAAAGGATGGCGTTTTTTACCGAAGATTTTCTGAACGCAAGACGGGCGGACCTGCTGCGCAGTGTGCAGCGGTTCCAGTACCAGATCAACGGCGGAAGCTGGCGGGATGGTGAGATCAACAGCAAAAGCGTTGTGGGCAACGCTGTGATGGTATTTGTCAATGTGCCGAGTTCCGGCGCGGCGGATACCATTACCGGCGTGCGCGTGTACGACAACAACGACAAGCTGGCCGGACAGCAGGCCGTGAGCGTGAAGCGGACGAGCGTAAACGCGGCGCTGCTGCGCTTTGTGTTCCCGCTGACGGAAGCCAGCGCGGCAACGAGATGAAAGAGAGGTGAACGACTATGTATGAACGCACATTCTGGCTGGACCATGTAGAGGACCAGAGCGGCGAGGTGATCCAGGAGGGCACGCCGCTGGACCAGGCGCACTTCAACAAAATGGAGGTAGGCATTGAGGACGCGAATCTTGCGCACAAGATCGTGATGATCTTTACGCGGTGGATCGAACGCAGGCTTGCCGCCATTGAGGGCGCCAGCGGGACCCACACCACCGACATTGCCGGGATCAAGGCAAAGGACACGGCGCAGGACGGACGTCTGACGGCGCTGGAAAGCGAGACTGCCGCAGAGGTAAAGGAAGTTACGCTGACCGCCAACAGCAACCCGTGGCCGTTTTGCAACGATGATAAGAACGTGATCCTGACTACTGTGCGCAAGAACACCAACTACACGGTGGATGTGTACGTTAAGAGCGCAGCAGGCGGACGGCTGGGCGACATTACCGTGAGCGGCAAGGGCACGAACAGCTTTAAGGTCCGCCACGACGGCAGCGCCAAGACCGTGGTGCTGACTTTGAAAATTACGGGAGGTATGAAGTGATGAAAGTTACCGAACTGAACGAGGGCAAGAAGATCGCCTACGCTGTGAAGAAAACCGTGCTGACGCTGGACGGCGGGCGCATTGCGCTGGACTTGCAGAAGTACCAGAAGGACTACCCCGTTACGCTGGACTTTATGACAGACGGCGAGGGCAACCTGCTGATGAACGCTTTTGACAGCCTGCGTGCCTATGTGGCGGAAATCCGCCTGCCTGCCTACGAAACCGAAACCGTGGAGGTTGAGGACGAGGACGCAAAGGACAGCACCGAGGAAGCAGCCGAAGATACCACCCCGGCGGACGAGCAGGCCGCCGCCGAGGAAGCAGGCGTGACCGAGGACGAGCAGCAGGGGCAGGACGCCGAGCCTGCAACGATGGCCGCAAAGCAGACCAGGACTGTGACACGCCGCCTGCCGCTGGACATGAGCAAGGTCGAGCTTGACCTGTTTGCCATTGACGGCATTTACATCAACCAGCTGGACGGCGAATTTTAAGGAGGAATGAAGTATGGCAAACAACTTTGATGCAATGCGCATGGCCGTGCAGGCCGTGTTCCCCACCAATGATGTGCTGATGGACGACAAGGACGAGCCGTCCATCATGGTGTACATCCCGGCGTTCCGCCTGTGTGATGTGCTTTCGACCAGCGATACCAGCGTGCACCCGGCGTTCCGCATGAACGGCAAGGAGATTGCAGGCTTCTACATGGGCAAGTACCAGACGAAGCACTACAATGGCCGCGCCTACAGCCTGCCCGCACAGGACCCCGCCAACAGCCAGAACTACGACCAGTTCCGCCAGCAGGCCGCCGCCAAGGGCGCGGGCTGGCATGAGACGACCAACGCCGAGTGGGCCGCCATTGCGCTGTGGTGCCACAAGAACGGCTGCGAGCCGAAGGGCAACAACAACTACGGCAAGGATACCAGCGAGAGCGGGTACATCGCCATTCCTGCGCCGGGTGTGCAGGACAACAACAAGACCGCCCGTGTGCTGACCGGCACCGGTCCGATCACTTGGAGCCACAACGGCCAGATGGACGGTATTTTTGACATGAACGGCAACGTCTGGGAGTGGGTGCTTGGGCTGCGTCTGGTCAAGGGCGAGTTGCAGATCATTGCGGACAACAATGCCGCAGACAGCTCCTGCGATTCGAGCGCAAGTTCTGCCGCATGGAAAGCCATCAAGGCAAGCGACGGAACCCTGATTACCCCGGACGGGAACGGCACTACCGAGGGTTCCGTCAAGCTGGACTTTATCAGCAACAAGGGCGTGTGGAGCGCCAACATGACGGACCGCAAGGACGAGGGACGCGGTTGCAGCTTCAAGGATGTTACCGCGGATTCTACCGTAGTCGATGCCGCAAAGCTGCTGCTTATGAGCCTTGCGCTGATGCCGGACACCGCGCTGACGGGCACCGGCATTGATGCAACCTACGGCGGTGACTACTTCTACTTCAACAACGGCGCGGATGAGCGGTGCCCGCCTCGCGGCGGCAGCTGGTACAATGGCGGCAATGCGGGCGTGTTCTACTTGGACCTCAGCGGCCCGCGCTCGAATACCTGGAGCCACATTGGCGGGCGCTGCGCTTTTGTAAAGCAGTAAGCTGGACCCTGATGCGCTGGGGTCTGCGCGATAGCGCAGACACAAACCCCGCGCGGCTTTGAGCCGCGCCGAATTTTACAGGAGGTGTTGACTGTGCCGAGAAATGCCGAGGTGCCGCCCCAGCGGGCGGCTGGCGAAGCACAATACCAACCGTTTTGGCTGCGCGAGAAAACCAAAGAAATGCTGCATTATGGATATAAGCTGACAATGACGTTCCCACGGAAAAGCAAAGAGCTTGCCGATGAAATGCGCCGCACCATGATCAGCATGTACAGAATGACGGTTGAGTTAGATAAGAAGTGCTACAAGAAAACGACCACACAAACGCTGGACGTTGAGCTGGCATGGCTGCGCGAGCTGGTAGTGATGGCAAGTGATAAGGATTTCTACGGTGATAAAATGCAACCGCCCCTTACCATGCACCAGCGGGAAGCGTGGGCGAAAATGAACGATGAAATCGGACGGCTGCTGGGCGGCTACCTAAAGACGCTGAAACAGTAGACGGACGTTTTTCATAAACCGGGAATGTGCTATTTTACGGCGGTGCCCGAATCGCGGCGGCAACTGGAACAATGGCGGCAATGCGGGCGTGTTCAACTTGAACCTCAACAACCCGCGCTCGAATACCTGGAACAACATTGGCGGGCGCTGCGCTTTACGATCAATACACACGCATGGTGGCGGATGTTCGCGCCGGATATGAGGGCCGCTGCTTACGAGCGGCGGTCGGTGTGTGAACTTAAAGGAGCGCATTTCCGTTCCGGGCGTTGAACCCGGAAAAAATGTGAATTGCCCGGGAAGCAGAGATGCGACACCGGGCGGAGCGAGAAGTAAAAATTTGTGAGTAAAAAGCTCGGAGAGCCGGTAGCGCTGGCACGGGCAGAGGATGGGCACACGGTCATTGGGCCGGGTGCCTTTGCTGTTATGACGGACTTTGCGTGGCTGGAACGGGCAAACCGCAACGCACGCAAGGGGAAAAGATACCGCGAGGAAGTGCGGTATTTCCACCAGAATCTTGACGGCAACCTGCTGGACATACAGCGGGATGTGAGGGCGGGCGCCTACCGAACAGGCGGCTACCGGCATTTGTGGGTGCAGGTGCCGAAGAAACGGCTTGTGATGGCGCTGCCCTACCGTGACCGCATTGTACAGTGGAGCGTATACCAACTGCTGAACCCGTATTTTGACCGCACGTTTATTGCAGACAGCTACGCTTGCCGCGTAGGCAAAGGGAGCCACAAGGCTGTTGGGCGGCTGCAATACTGGCTGCGGCAGGTGGACAGGAGCATATACCCGGATTGGTACTACCTGAAACTGGATATAAGCAAGTATTTTTACCGCGTAGATCATGCGGTGCTGCTGGAAATACTGGGCAGGCGGATCACAGACCCGGATGTTATGACCCTGCTGGAACGGGTGATCGACAACCCGAACGAGCCGTTTGGACTGCCACCGGGCAAGAAGCCGGAGGACGTGGCGTTTGAAAGCTGGCTGTACAACGTGGGGATGCCGATAGGCAACCTGCTGAGCCAGATGTTCGCCAACATTGTGCTGAACGAGCTTGACCAGTATTGCAAGCACGTCTTGAAGCTGCACTGCTACATCCGCTACATGGACGACATACTGGTGCTGGGGCCGGACAAGGAACAGCTACAGCAATGCCGGGATGCCATAGCGGCTTACCTGGGAGCGGTGCTGCATTTGGACCTGAACGCCAAGACCTGCATACGGCCCGTGAGCATGGGCATTGAATTTGTGGGGCAACGGGTTTGGGCAACGCACGCGGTACTGCGCAAGAGTACGGCGCGGCGGATGAAGCGCGAGGTACGCAAGATCAGCGAGGATGTGCGCGACGGCGTTATTACCCGGCAGGAGTATGAACGGCGGGTGGCAAGCATACGCGGCATGATGGACCACACGAACAGCGGTGCGCTGCGCTGGCGGCTTAACGAGATAACATTGAACATCGTAGGTGAAGAATATGGACAACTGCCTTATGGCCGAGGCGACAGTGATCGAAAAGCTGTGCGCGGTGGTGGAGCTGCAAAGCGAGATCATCCGCGTGCAGCATGATGTGATCCACCAGCTGGGCGGCTATGATCCTACGGAGGAACAGACCGCGCAGGCGGACGGCATGAGCCGGGAACTGTGCGGGGACATTTTTGACGTTTGACGAAAGGGGTTGAACGGAATGAACGAAAACGAAAGCATGGAACTGACAGAGGAAATGGAGCAGGAACTTTGCGACGGAAAGGGCGGTGACGACGATGAGTAGCAGCGCACTGGTAAGCTATACGCAGTTATCCCCCAACTGCAACGCACCGCGCAACCAGAAGATCAGCAAGATCACGATCCACCACATGGCGGGAAGCCTGACGCTGCCGCAGTTTGGCGCGTTGGTGGCAAGGCCGAGCCGCCAGATGAGCGCCAACTATGCCATTGACAAGGACGGCAACATTGGCCTATTCTGCGACGAAGCAAACCGCAGCTGGTGTTCGTCCAGCCCGTGGAACGACCACCGCGCCGTGACCATTGAGGTTGCGAACGATAGCGGTGCGCCTAACTGGCATGTAAGCGATAAGAGCATGGCCGCGCTGCTGGACCTGTGTACCGACATTTGCCGCCGCAACGGCATGGCAAAGCTGGAATACACCGGCGACAAAAACGGCAGCCTGACAATGCACTGCTTTTACGCCGCCACCGCCTGCCCCGGGCCGTACCTGAAATCGAAGTTTGCGGAGATTGCAAAGACGGTAACGGCGCGGCTGGCCGGTGAGCAGACAAGCGGCGGGCAGACGGCGCAGGAGCAGTTTGTGAAGATCATGGTTGAAAAATGCCAGAGCCGGTGCCAGGCGGCAAAGCTGCTGCCGAGCCTGTGCATTGCGCAAGCCTGCCTGGAAAGCGCCTACGGCACAAGCGAACTGGCCGTGCAGGCAAACAACCTGTTTGGCATCAAGCAGGGATCCGGCTGGAAAGGCGCTGTGTACAGCAAAGCAACGAAAGAATGGGACGGGAGCAAGTATATCACCATTACGGCACCGTTCCGCAAGTATGACACGATGGTGGCCTGCGTGGAGGACTACATTGCGAAGCTGACGGGCATGGAGCGGTACAAGAACCTTGTGGGATGCACCGACATTGCCACGGCCTGCAAGTACATCCGGGAGGACGGCTGGGCGACAAGCCCGACCTACACGGAAAACCTGCTGAAAGTGGTGGACGAGTTCAACCTGACACAGTACGACGCAACGAATACGCCGGTTGTGCCTGCCGAACCTGACGCACCCACAAAGCAGATCATCAGCATTGACCCGGTGGAGCTGCCGAACGCGGCGGCTATGGAGTTCTACAAGCTGGCGCAGAAGTACGGGCTGGACAATGACCGCTACTACCACGCCAAGTATGTGCAGTAACACAAATATGAAGAAACCATTCTGACGATGGCCGCTGAACAAGGCGGGGAGGAAAACGACATGGAAAACAACGACAACATTTTCTTGGTAATCAAGGGTGCTATCGCGGCGGTGGCCGGGATGTACTCGGCTGCATTTGGCGTGGTGGGCTGCCTTGCGCTGGTTTGGGTGGCCTGCATGGCCGTGGACTACATCAGCGGCACCGCTGCTGCCTGCAAGGACGGAGAGTGGAGCAGCGCCGTGGCGCGTGAGGGCATCTATCACAAGGGCGGGATGATCCTGGTCGTGCTGGTGGCGGCACTTACAGACATGGCGGTGCGGATGGCGGTTGAGAGCATCCCGGGCATCGGCATTGACTATAAGGCGCTGATCATGCCGGTGGTGCTGGTGTGGTACATTTTTACAGAGCTTGGCTCTATTGTGGAAAATGCGGCGGCTATGGGCGCGAATGTGCCGGAAAAGCTGGTAAAGCTGCTGGCGGCTGGCAAGGCTGCCGTGGAGAAAGACGGCGCGGAGACGGTTATCAATGCGGCACTGACGATCAACAGCAAGAGCGGAAAGACTGTGCTGGAAGAAATGGACTATGACGAGCTTGTGGAGTTGGCGTGCCAGATGGGCTTGACGGTGAAGGACGGCGAGAGCCGGGCGGACCTGTTGAGCGAGATCATCAAGTGCGCTGTGGAGCATGAGAGCAAGCAGTAATACGCAATGAGAAAGCCCCGGCGGGTGGTACGGTGAGGAACCGTGCGGCTTGCCGGGGCTTTTGGTATTTGTTGGGGGAAACTTGGGGATAACTTGGGGTAAACTTGGAACGAGCTGGGGCGGGTGCATTTTCGTGAGGGCACGAAAATGGTCGCACGGCGTGTAAGTTTTGGATGGATTATTTGCACGGCGTGAGAGAGCGTGCGACATGGTGTGCAAGATGCAATGCAAGGAAAAAAGAACGTTGGGGCGACTTTGAGTACGGTTGGCGACTTGTACACAGTAGAGTACACAGTAATGTACACAGTAGCGTACACAGTGCGCACGGTGTCTGGTGTTTTTGAGCAGTTTTTTACGAATATTTACGAGCCAGAAAAGGCGAAAAAGATAAAAAGAATCAGCCGACATTCAACGATTTATCGTTAAATATCGGCTGATTTGGCGGAGTAAGAGAGATTTGAACTCTCGCGGCGGT